CAAAAGCTTACTGAAGGTATCGTCGAAAGATCCCTCCAGAGAGAAGGTGCTGCACTTTTAGACAAGTGGGAAGCTACTGGACTTCTTGAGGGTATTGGTACCGATCATGAAAAGGCGGGTATGGCTCGTCTGTTAGAGAACCAAGCTAGCCAGCTTCTTAAAGAGGCTTCATCTATGGCTGCTGGTGATGTCGAAGGCTTCGCAAGCGTTGCTTTCCCAATTGTCCGTCGTGTTTTTGGTGGACTTCTTGCTAACGATCTCGTTAGCGTCCAGCCAATGAGCCTTCCTTCGGGACTCATTTTCTTCATGGACTTTACTTATAGCGACCAAAGTGATCGCCGGCTTGGTATTGATGCTGGTGATTCTTTATATGGTGGCGGTCGTGTTGCTGCACAAATCACTGGCGGTGTGAGTGATATCACTGAAGCTGGTGGTGGTATGTACAACCTGGCTAATAATTACTCTTCGGCAACTGGCTCCATTGCGTTAGCTGTTTCGGGTAATGATGCAGATCCTGCTAACACTAGCGATGATGAGATCAACCTCTCTGGTTCGACTGCAAATACTGCATTCTCTGCCGATGGCGCTGCGATTAGTGCTTTAAGCGACGGTCAAAAGAAAGCCATCCGATACGATGCCGACGTGCTTGGTCAAACTGACACAACAGAAGAAATTTTCCAGGTCATTGTTAAGCTTAGCACGGACAACATGGCAAAGATTAATCTTAGGGCTCTCGGTGGTATTACTGTCTCTACGGATGTCGGTAATACTGATCCTGCAGATTTTGGATTGTCAAATGAAGTGCAATTGCGTCGTTTAACACACTTAGGCTACAAAGATGCAAATGGTGCAGTGGTTGCAAACTCTGAGTTGCAATACATTACGCTTTATTACAAAGCTACCGCTGGTACTGCAGCTGCAGAAAGCACTCACTTCTTGCATTTTCCTTTGGCTGATGTTCTTGAGAACGCCAATGCGCTTGGTTCCGTTCGCGGTTCGAACTTCCCTCTTGAAGGCGCAGGCGATGGATCTGTTGGCACCTTTAATAGTAAAGAAGGCATTGATGAGATTCCAGAGATTGACATCAAGGTTGACTCGATCGCCGTTACTGCAGTGACTAAAAAGCTTAAGGCTAAGTGGACTCCAGAGTTAGGACAAGATCTTAACGCTTACCACAACCTTGATGCAGAGGTTGAACTTACTCAGATCCTCTCCGAGCAAATTGCTTTAGAGATCGATCGTGAGATTGTTAATGACCTCGTTCAAGGCGCAACAGCTGGTACTTACTACTGGTCGCGTTCGCCTGGTCTCTTTGTTAACAGAGTTACTGGCGCAGAGCTTGGTGCAACTGCTGCATCGCCTGACTTTACAGGCACTGTTAGCGAGTGGTACGAGACTCTTGTTGAGACCATTAATGACGTTTCGGCTCAGATCCACAGAAAAACTCTCCGTGGTGGTGCAAACTTCCTGGTGACTTCGCCAGAGGTTGCAAACATCCTTGAGTTTACTGCTGGTTTCCGCGCAAATGTCACTCATGACTCTGACAAAGGAACTGTCGGTGCTGTTAACGTTGGTTCGCTCTCCCGTAAGTTCGACGTTCATGTCGACCCTTACTTCCCACGTAACTTGGTTCTTGTGGGTCGTCAAGGCGGAAGCTTCCTTGAGAGTGGCTTTGTTTACGCTCCATATGTTCCGTTGCAAGTCACACCAACCATTTTCGGCACAGAGGACTTTGTGCCACGTAAGGGTGTCATGACCCGTTACGCTAAGAAGATGGTCCGTCCTGATATGTACGGTCTTGTCGTATGTCGCGGACTCTTAGGTGAGTCTGGCGCTAGCTAAGCCAACAACTAGCTAAACTAACCCCGCTTAGGTCTAACTTAGGCGGGGTTTTTTTATTTGGAACTTAAAGTATTAAGCTACTATTTATTATGATTGATAAGGCTACATGCCTTTTATAAGGAGAAAAAACATGAGTAAGTTAGGAAGATATAGTGCAGATAGAAAAAAGATTGCTACTATTAGTGCTGCTAAAACAGTCACAGTTCCTGAATGTGGCACAGTCTTTATGACTGGAGACATTAATGGAACAATAACTTTGCCGCTCGTCGCGGACGCGGGTCCAGGCTGGTGGTGCAAGTTTATTTTATCAGCGGATTTGTCCGCAGGGGATGTAGTCATGACCCCTGCTGGCTCAGATTCTGTTGAGTTGGTTTCTGCAACCGCTGCTGACGGTGCTGCGATGGACATCGCCGGTACTGGTCAAGTTGAATTTAAAGACGGCGCCGCTAAAAAAGGAGACCAAGTTGAGTGGTTAACAGATGGCACTTCTTGGTACGCACTAGGTATGGCAGCTGCAGCCACAGGTATTGATGCCGCGGCGTAAGCCTTAATTTGAAAAGTCCTTATCAATACTAAGCCCCCTGCTCTTAACAGGGGGCTTTTTATTTTATATACTATTTATATTAGTAACTTAGGAGTCCCTCATGGGTAAAAGAAGAAAGAGACTAACAATGGCAAAATACGCCAAAAAATACGCATCGATTAGAAAGAACTTTGAAAAAATGAAGAATTTAATTGATGATATTGGCGATCAAAAAACAATGCAAGCGCAAGAAATCAAGCTGGCTAATGATATTAAAGATGATATTGTTAGTAGTGTTGCAGAGCATATCAATACGGAAGTTGAGACTGGCAATGCTCAGCTGAAAGCAGAGACCGCAACTTTAGTGAAAGAGGCAGAGCAAAAAATTGAGCAAGTTAAAAAAGCAGCCTCCAAAACAACAGCTGCAGTTAAGAAACTGTCCGCAACAACCAAAAAAACCACAGCCAAAAAAACAACTTCTAAAAGAAAAACAACCACTAGAAAGAAGACCGCTTCTGCGAAAGGATAAAACAAGCCTAACCAACTAATTATTACATTAGGAGGCTTATTTTATGTCAACACCAACTTTAACTCCAAGCTCGCAAACATCAGCGGTTGTTCTACCTTCAACTGGCTCGCTTGGAACAGGTGCTGATGGTTCCGAGAATACCGTCCACTACCCTGTTGGTGTTTATGTTACGCCAGGCTCTGATTTATTCGATTCTAATTTCATGACCGGAGCATCCGATCAGGTCGCTTACACTTTTAAAAAGCTTGGGGGCGACATATTAGATATCGAGCTGAAAGTTGGCAATATTTATGCTGCTTACGAAGAAGCGACACTTGAATACTCTTATATTGTTAACATACACCAATCAAAGAATATTCTTCATAGTTCTCTAGGCGCGACGACTGGTACGTTTAATCATGATGGTCAAAGAACTGATGCACAAAAAACAGATAATGTTGAATTAAAGTATCCTAGATTTAAGATTGGCTATGCGAAGCGTGTGATGGATCAGACAATATCAGAGATTGGTCTTGGTGGCACAACGCCAATTTACTCTGCGTCGTTTAACACAACAAAATCAACTCAAGATTATGATCTACAGGCGATTATTGAAGAGCAAGCAGGCGATACTGATCAAGAGTTTTACAATAAAATCAACAATAAAAGAATTATTGTTAGAAAAGTGTTCTACAAGACACCGCATGCAATGTGGCGCTTTTATGGCTATTACGGTGGTATGAATGCAGTTGGCAATTTATCGACTTATGGTATGTACGCTGATGATTCAACTTATGAGGTTATCCCGCCTTGGCACAATAAAGCTCAAGCTATGGCATACGAGGATGCAATATACACCAGAAATTCCCATTATTCTTATGAAATTAAAAATAATAAACTAAGAATATACCCTATGCCTAGCTCTGTATCTCCACGTAAAATTTTCTTTGAATTTACGGTGGAAAATGACTCATGGGATACTTTAAACGATAAAGATGAAGGCATGATGGGTGTTAACAATATGAATACGCTGCCTTTAGCAAATATTCCTTACGCAAACATAAATTCAATTGGCAAGCAATGGATCCGTAGGTTTGCTTTGGCACTTTCAAAAGAAACTTTGGGCGAGGTTAGATCTAAATTTGGCTCAATCCCAATTCCAAACAATAACGTAACTCTTAATGGCACTGCGTTAATATCACAAGGTAGAGAAGAGCAAAAAGCGCTAAGAGATGAGCTGCAGACAGTGCTTGATGAGTTGACTTATCAAAAAATTAGCGAAGCACAAACTGCAATTGCAAAAACAACTAGCGAATTAGCCAGGTCCTACCCTTACTTTATTTACGCAGGATAATAATGAATGTCAGATGAGCAAAATAAATGGTCGCAACCAAATCAGCCGCCTCCACCTCTATTCTTAGGTGAAAAAGAACGTGATTTAGTTAAGCAAGTAAATGATGAGCTTATTGAGAGAGTGATCGGGCAGGCTGTTGCTTATTATGCGGTTGATTTAGAGCATACAAACTTTCATCCGCTCTACAATGAGGCTGTTGTAAAGACATTCCTGCCTCCAATCAGAGTGCATGCACTGGTCGACTTTAAAGGTGAAGAAGGCAGAACTGATAAATACGGAATTGACAAGATAACAAGGATTAATGTGCATTTTCATAAGCGAAGGCTTACAGAAGATCAAGATGTTTTTGTTCGCGAGGGTGATTTCATTGCTTATGGCGAGTCTTTCTATGAAATTGTAAAGTTGTCTGAACCAAAAGAAATCTTTGGTCAAGTTGATCGTAGAATAGAAGTTATGGCTGAGTGCATCAAGTCACGCGAGGGTTTATTCGATGGCTCATAATGATAATCCAAAAAGCGAAGAACATTCCAACAGAGACGTTAACATATTTCGTTCTGATTTAGAAGACATTGACACTGCTTTGTTTAATTTTGTAAAGGAAAGCTTGGATATATCCACAAAAACCAACAAAGGATTCAAAAAAGTGCCAGTGATATGGTCATCAGCTGAAAGAGCGCACAATATTAAGGATGATAATATCGAGAGAGACAAGCAAGGCATGATTATACTGCCGACAATCTCAATTGAAAGATCAAATGTTAAAAAATCAACTGATAAGATAGCTGTTCCATACGCTGCTATCGATCCACGTGGCGATCTTAAAGGTGGCTCAATTCAAATAAACAAAGTTATCCAGCAAAAGAAAACCAGTGAGTTTGCAAACGCTGATGCAATGAGAAGAAGATCACAAGTCAATGCGCCTCTGTATCGACACGGCAATAAAAATGAAAAAATTGTTTTTGAGACAATAACAATCCCAATACCAATTTATGTTGAGTTGACATATAAAGTAACTTTAATATCAGAGTATCAAGAACAAATGAATGACATGCTAACTCCGTTTATTCGCGTATCAAATGCCCATAGGGTTGCAATCATCGGAACTAATAACAATCAATATGAAGCTTTTATCAACACTGACTATGGAATGACAAACACTGTTACAAACTATGAATCTAATGAAAGAAGATATGTAACTGACGTTACAATAGATGTCTTAGGCTATATTATTGGTAACGGGAAAAATGAAGAGCAGCCGCGAATTGTTAGAAGGGAAAACGCAGTTCAAATTCGCTTTGCAAGAGAGCGAATTATTGTTGATCCAGACGAGGATGGTGAATTTAGATTTTAATGTACTTTCTAACATGCCAATACTATTTATAAAAGGAAAAGTTCATATTTTTATTTAGAACTAGCTAGTTTCAAGGAGCATAAGTTATGGCTGTCGATAAGTTTAAGTTTGTTTCACCTGGAATTTTTATTGATGAGATCGATGAATCTCAAGTCCCGGTGTTACCTGAAAGAATGGGTCCAGTGGTTATTGGACAATTTCAAAAAGGACCGGCGAATAGACCTATTACGGTTCAGTCTTTTAAAGAGATGGTTGAGATCTTTGGCAACCCAACACCAGGCGTGCCTTCTAGAGATGCATGGAGATCGGGTGATCTGCAAGCGCCAACCTACGCAGCATATGCAGCTCAGGCATGGCTTCGAAACAACTCGCCATGCACAATTATCCGACTCCTTGGAAAAGCGCCGGCAAATGCTGTGGGGTATGACTTAGGCGCTAAATCTGAAGCCGGCTGGAGAACAGAAAAAGGCTTCAATGATGACATTGCTAACTCTGGTGGCGCTTATGGTCTTTTTATTATACCTAACAATCTTACTAGCTCGGAAGGTACCGCTATTGACTTGACAAACGGCGCCGGATTTACCGGTGAAAAAGCACAAGCTGTTAGTGGCACACTAGCAGCAATTTGGTATGTAAAAAATGGCGCTGTTAGACTCCAAGGCATTCCGGTTCTTAGCGAGACGGGCGACACGACAGCGCGAACTTCCTCGGCAGGACAATGGATTCGATCAACAAATCAGGCTTTTACAGTACAAATTCTTAATAATGTTGGAACTGCTGTTAAAAAAGCATCGTTTAACTTTGACAAAGACTCTGACCAGTTTATTAGAAAAGTTTTTAATACAAATCCAACTGTTGTCAACACAGCAATTACAACGACTGATAGTCAGCAAGTGTATTGGCTTGGTGAAACTTTTGAGAGAAGTGCAGTTGAAGAAACAGGCATAATGAATAATGACCAAACTCTTGAGCTACACCTTGCTAACGCCAATACCAGCCCCACAGGCGAATGGCTTGGAGTTATCTTAGGACTTGATGGTGCTTCTGGTCAAGCAGATTTTGATTGGTGGAATCACCTTCAAAACAACCAGGCAGCTTCGACAGGCTTCTTCTTTTCTCAGGATAATAGAGGAGTTACAACAGCTTCTTTTGACCCTGAAAGTCACACTGATAATTTGTTTAAGATTGTTGCCTTAGATTCTGGAGAACATGCAAATAAAGATTACAAAATCTCTGTTCAGGACATTAAAGCGCCAAGCGATAACTTTAACGCTTATGGTACTTTTAGTGTTCTTGTTCGAAGTGCTTTCGATACAGACAACAATCCGATTGTCTTAGAAAGGTTTAGTAATGTTAATTTAAACCCTGAATCGCAGAATTACATTGCTAGGGTCATTGGCGATCAGACTTTTGAGTTTGATGCGGCGACAAATGTTCTTAGAACAGTTGGGCTCAACCCCAACAATTCAAAATTAGTTAGAGTCGAGGTTACAGATACAGTTAAAAATGGCGAAGCAGCTGGGCTGCTTCCTTACGGTGTCTTTGGACCGGCTGTACCAAAAGATTTTACAATTATGTCTGGCACAGCAGCCGGCGCCCTGAGAGACGCAAGGTACGGTGCTGAGAAAGATCTCGACTATACTGCAGTTGGTGCTGCGGTTAAAGATTATGTTGTTGGCGGTACCGCTTCAGACTTTCCAAGCATAGTGGTGCCAGGACCGCGCGCTGATGCAACCCCTGGTGGAACTCTAGTTTTTTATAGCACCGGTAGTCATGCAGTAACTTTCCAGCACACTGCCTCAATCTCATGGCCAACAACAAGATTAAGATTATCTTCTTCTGATGGTGGTCTAAATAAGCCAAGCCAGGCTTACTTTGGATATCAGTCTAACATTAAAGGCACAAAGCGTTTTGATAGACAAAATATTGATCTTTTAAGAAGTCAGCCAGCTAACTTTAATGGCACTGGTCCTGCAGCAAAGATCAGTGACGCCACGCAATACCAATATTCCTGGGCGTTTACCTTAGATGATGTGAAAATATCTCAGACAGATAGCAGTCATTATCACTATGAAAGAGGCTCTAGGGCGAACGGGTCCTCGCGTACTGCTACAAACGGCTCTACTGCCATTTTGGATGCTGGTGTAAGTAAATTTACTTCGCCAATGTTTGGTGGTTTTGATGGTTTTGATATTACTGAGAAAGCACCGCTGAGAAACACTTATTTGTCAACCGGAGGTACGAGCGGCACAGAAACAACAAATTACGCCTACTACACAATCAAAAAAGCAATTGACACGATTGCTGATCCAGAATTTGTTGAGTTTGATTTGGCTACAATACCAGGTCTAACAAACGGATCATTAAACAACTTGTTAATTGATGCATGTGAAACAAGAAGCGATGCCTTGGCTATTGTTGACCTTGAGGGTCTCCATCAGCCGGCTCACGAATCAAACTCTAGTGAAGCAAGCAGAAAAGGTAGTGTTTCAACAACAGTTACAAACTTAAAGAACTTGAATATCAACTCAAGCTACGCATGCACATTCTTCCCGTTTGTGCAGATTAGAGACTTGATTAACGATTCGATTCTGTTTGTACCACCTTCCGTTGTTGCTCTTGGCACAATGTCATCCTCCCAGCGCCGCTCCGCAGTTTGGTTTGCACCTGCAGGCTTCACTCGTGGCGGCTTAAGCGAGGGTAACGCAGGAATTCCTGTTCTTGGTGTCCATCAGCGATTAACATCTGATGATCGTGACACTCTATACGATGCAAATATTAACCCGATTGCATCTTTCCCTGCAGAGGGTGTGGTTGTCTTTGGACAAAAGACATTGCAAGTTACACCATCTGCTCTTGACAGAATCAACGTTAGAAGACTTATGATTTTTGTCAAGAAAGAGATTTCAAGAATCGCCTCGACAGTTCTGTTTGATCAAAACGTGCAGTCGACTTGGGATAGATTCGTTGGTCAAGTTAAGCCATTCTTGGATGGCGTTAAAGCAGGTCTTGGTCTTACAGACTTTAAAGTTGTTCTTGATGAGACAACCACAACACCTGACTTGATTGATAGAAACGTTCTTTACGCAAAGATTTTCTTGAAGCCAGCTAAGTCAATTGAATTTATTGCTCTTGACTTTATCATTAGTCGAAGTGGCGCTTCTTTTGATGATTAAAAATAATTCTAAAAACTAATTAAAATACATTGAGGAGATTAAATTAATGCCATTCTTTACAAATCCAACTTTTCAGCCTAAAAGAAATTTCAGATTTCAAGTTTCTTTTTCAGGATTAGGTGACGACTTAACTTACATGGTCACTAGTGTTAATAAGCCAGGATTTACTGTTGGCTCTACTGCTCACAGATTTTTAAATCATCAATTTAATTTTCCTAACATTGTAACTTGGGATGATGTTAACGTCAGCTTTATCGATGCTGTTGATCCAAACGTTGGTTCTACATTCTATCAAGCGCTTTTGAACTCTGGCTATCTTAATCCTTCCACAATTGATCGCTACAAAGGCGCTCTTACTAAAAGAGCTACAACTGATTCGATTGGCTTGGTAAAGATTCGCCAACTTGATGGTGGCGAGGTGCTCGGAGGCTCTGTCAACTCAGCAGGCACTCCTACACAGCCGGCAATCATTGATGAGTGGACTTTGATCAACTCAATGATTCTTTCTGTTAAATTTGGTGAAGGAATGAGCTATACTGATGATGGCATGGTCAATGTTGCAATATCCTTAAAATACGATTACGCAGAATACGCCACAAATCAAGGTACGATCGCATAATAAAAAGCAGAGGCTAAAATGAGAAACAACAATAAGAGGCTAGCGCAGCCTGAGATTGCGCCTGAGCCTCCTTCTCCCCCTCAACAGGTTGTGGTTCAACCACACACTGTTTTTCCTTATTCTCCACCAACAGAACTTGTGGAGCTTCCTTCTAGAGGTGTTTTCTACCCTGAGGATCACCCACTTCACAAAAAAAAGAAGGCTGAGATTAAACTAATGACAGCTCAAGAGGAAGACATACTTTCCTCAGAAAGTCTTGTTGAAGAGGGCGTTGCTGTAACAAAAATGCTTGAGAGTATTATTGTTGATAAGAACATTGATATAGATTCTTTGTTGGCATGTGACCGAGATGCGCTGCTGGTTGCTGCAAGAATAAGTGGGTATGGAGCGCCTTACCAGGCTAAAGTTTCATGCACCCAGTGTTTTGAAACTACGGATTATGCTTTTGATTTAACCAAAAAAAATATTAATTTTAAGCTGGGAAACAAAAAAGTACTTGCCAAACATAAATTAAAATTTGATGATGAGAACCAAACGTTAGTTTGTAGTTTGCCCGCTTCAAAAATTGAAGTCGAAATAAGACCTATTACAAACTTTGAAAATGTGTTTAATGCAAGTAACTTTGAAAATAAGATGATTACTGAATACTTATCAAGTTTAATTGTTAAAGCTGCTGGTTTTGATGATCCGTCTGTAATTAAGTCTTTTGTATATACAATGCCGGCATCAGATTCAAAACTGTTAAGGCAAATTGCATTAGATTATTTACCATCTTATGACATTAACCAAGAATTTGTTTGCTCTCATTGTGGACACAAAGAAATAAGAGAGGTCCCGCTGAATGCGGGGTTTTTTTGGCCTGAATGAAGAATACATGGAAAGTGTGTATGAGCAATTCTTTTATCTTGTAAAACATGGCAACTGGAGTTTTTTTGAGGCATATGCACTTCCCATTGGGCTACGTAAATGGTTCGTAGAAAAACTGTCTGAATATTTTAAAAAGCAGGAAGAAGCTTATAATAGCTAACCGAGCTGAGTAAATTAATTTTTTTTGTTTACTATTTAATATACGACTTGCTGGAGTGTTTTAAATGGCAAAAGAAGAAGCAGAACAGGAAATAAGAGAACTTTCTATTATAGCGGAAAAGCTAAAGAGTCTGCAAGACCAATTAAACACTGTTACTGACAGCATAGCAGAACAAGAAGCTAGGTCTCTTTTAAATAAAATTAAAAAAGCCAAAGCAGAAGCTAAAAAAGAGCTGAAAGACTTTGAAGAGCTTACAAACAATCTACAAGTAGCTCGAAACAAAATAGAAATAATAAGTGATGAGTCAAATGCTGCTTTTGAAAGCGCAGAAAATAAGCGCCAGAAACAACGACGCAAAAACCTTGAAGATCTCATAGGAAATTTAAAAGAGCAAAAAAAGCAAATTGAAAAATATAACAGGGCTTTTGAAAACAATGAAAATGAAAAAATAAAAATACTACAACGTCAGGAAAAAAAATTAGCAGAAGAAGAACTTAAGGCTTCAAACGAACGTAAAAAAAGATTAAAAAAACAAAATGACGAATTAATAAGATTGGTCAAAACTGGTGCGCAAGCTGGTAAAGATCTTGTTACTGACTTTACAGAGACGGTTGGCGCGCCATTGGCAACTTTAGCTTTTTTAAGACCCGATCTTGGCGCGATGCAAGTTCTAAAGTCTCTTAAGAAGGAATTTATTGGCTTTGATGACACATTTAGAGGTGTTATAAAGCAAACTGGCTTATTTAATAATAATTTTCGCAAAGTTTTTATCGATTCAATAGGCACATCTAATAGATTTAATAACGCCCTACAGGATATAGGTGCGACATCCAAGGACGCTGCTGAAGCAGCTAAGGCACTTTTCCCAGTGTCTGAGGTATTTCGTCGTCTTAGCATGAGGGGCGACAATGCCGCAAAAAGTGTTCTTGGGCAAGCAGTTGCATTTAAAAAGCTTAATATACCAGCGGCACAAACAGCAAAATCTTTTGATACTTTTACTAAAGCGCTGGGTCTAAACGCGAAACAATCTGTTAACACCAACAAGCAAATTCTTGGGGTTGCTAAAAGTTTAAACATAGGCTTGGGTAAGGCATTTAAAGATTTTACTGACATATTGCCTGATATTGTAATGTTTGGCGATGATACTGTCGAGGTTTTTGGTAAATTAGAAGCACAGGCGAATGCTACTGGGCTGGCTGTCAACAAATTAAGCAAATTTGCGCAGAAGATGGATACTTTTAAAGGAGCGTCAGAGGTTGCAGCAAGATTTAACGCTCAGCTTGGTGGTATGTTTGTATCAGGCATTGATTTGGCTCAGGCAGATTTTCCTGAGAAAATAGGCATGATACAAAAAGCTTTTCAAAATGCCGGCAAGACTTTTGATGATCTAGGCAGAAGAGACAAGCAAGCACTTGCGGCTTCTTTGGGGCTAGGCGTTGAAGAGACGGCAAGACTTCTTAGCAATGCTGAGGATGTGGAGGCTTCTTTAAAAAAAGTCGATACTGCAGCAATGACAGACAGACAGCAGAGAAAGGCAATCCAGGACACCATGAGTCAGCAAGAGCTTTTATTAAAAAGTAATGCTAGGTTTATGCGAGGCATTGGTAAATTTACACAAAAAACTAGACAAATAGCTACTCAAGCGGGTGGCGCGATTACAAAGTCTTTTGCTAGAGCCAATAGCAGGATTAGAAAGTCAAAGGATGAAATTGCATCAGTCGCTGGTGTTTTGGCAGCTTTAACAGCGGTCACCACAGTTGGTGGAGCCATACCAAAACAATTTAGAAGGCTTTTTGGTGGTAGATTTATGACAGCTTCCATGGCTGCTCTCGGTGGCGCCGCTTTCGCTGGTGCTGTGACACATGCTGATTTACAAAAGTTAAATATCGACAATGAAGCAGATAAAAAAATATTTGAAAAAATTAGGAAGCAAAAAGCTATACTTGAGGACGACGACGCTAGTAAAGCAAAGAAGCTTGCAGCCGAGAAAGCGTTAAAAAAGATTCATCGCCAATTAAAGAGAAGAAAGGGTGCCCCCACCACTTCTGTTCGAACAGCACCAACTGAAACAGTTGCGCAAACAGATGCCGATACCGATAATAAGCGCATTAGAGCTTTGCAGAAATTAGGAGGGGCTGACATTTCTGAGGATATCCGCGCTATGCTGCCGTCAGGCTCAGGAGCAATTGATCTTGGCGGCGCGGGCATGGATACTGCCTTTGAAAGGGATATATTGAAAAGGCTCGTTGAGAACATTGAAACTAAGTTCCAACAAGGCGACGAGCAGATCTTAAATATCATCCTAAATGTGGACGGAGAACCAATAGCTAAAACTGAGGGAATCAAAAACGCTTTAAGGGACGTAATTAATCAAGAATTAAGAATCGAGAATTAAGTTTAGAATAATTTTACAGGAAAATAGAAACATGCCAAGATTTTTTGAATTTGAACAAATAGCATACGGAAACCAAAAAAGTGGTTTTAAAAATGTTGAATTTCGCAAAAATGATTTGTCACCATCTGATGGGGCAGAAAAAGGAGATTTGCTTGAGATTATACCGATGCATATTAAAAATCCACCGGTCATTCAGTTTATGGCTTTCTTGACTAGTCTTGGTGACAATTTTAATTCAACTTATAGTTCCGAACAGCCATTCGGTCGAGTCGATCCATACTATGTTTGGAAGTCTGCAAAGAGGTCAATAAAGATTGCTGTTGATGTGTTGTCTTCTTCCAGATCAAAGGCACTAGACAATCTTAACAATTTAAGTTGGTTCTTATCTTCTTTATATCCTGCATATAGAGAAGGTGACAATGCCGCATCAATTGCTGCCTCGCCTTTATTTAGAGTAAAATACTCAAATATCATATCTTCTCGGTCAGGCGGCGGTCAAGGCTTGCTGGGCGTCATCCAGGGAGTTAGCGTAACACATGATGTCAATTCTGGCTATATTTTTATAAAGCCAAAGAGAATGAATTCATCTTCTGCGAATATTGATGCCAGGTTAATTAAGACAGCTGGCTTTCAAGAAAATCTAAGAGAGGGCGATGCCCTGCAGATCCCAAAGAAAATAGGCATTAGCTTTAGCTTAGACGTCGTGCATGATCACGATTTAGGATGGGATGTAGCTACCGGCGAGTGGCGAGGAGGATCTGCAGCTGCAAAATATCCATATGGGTTTGGCTTGCTGCGCGATGCACAGCCTGATCCAGGAGCAGGTAGTCCTGCAGGAGAGCCAAGCGGCTCCCCAGCAAATAATGAGCAAACAAAAATTGCGGGAGAAATACTCAATCCTAATTAAATTTAGAGTTTTAATTTATAATGAGATACAACAGACAAACAATAAGCGTTAATGCACAAGAAGCATATAAAAGATATTTAAAGAAAAGAGGCATGAGTGATATTCGTCATTTTGAAACTCCAACCTTTAGATATCCAACTGCTGAAGATACGGCAAACTTTCAAACAATTCGCCATATATGGAAAACTGGAGATCGTTTTTTTAAATTAGCTAACGAGTATTACAATGATCCAACGTTATGGTGGGTTATAGCTTTTTATAATCAAAAGCCAACTGAATACCACGCTAACCCTGGTGATACTATTTTTATCCCAGTGCCTCTTGAAAGTGTGCTATACTATATGGGCTTCTAGATTGGAGTTATAAATGGCTACAGAAAGAAAAATAAAAAGCGAAGTTCAAAGAGACAATTTGGAGCAGTACATACTGTGTCAAAATTTGCGAGATTTGGCTGCTTATCACTCTGCCAATGAGGAGTTGACTTTTAGATACAGAATGTTTCGCCAAGTCGAAGGTCCAACCCACGACATTGTTACAAAACTAAATGGCACGCCTGATTTAAGAATTTTTAAAAAAATAAAACAAAGCACCTTGTCTTTAATGCAGCCAAAGCTGCGCATATTTAAAGTTGTTTATGTTGAAAAACAAGAAGGCGTTGAGGGCGAGCCAGAAGATAAAGTTGTTGCGCTGCCTTATCCAAAATATAGGGAGTTTAAATTTTCCTCAAACTTTGGGGTAGAGACAGCGGCAACAGTGCAGGATTATTTAGCGTATGAGAGCACCAAGCCTTCATCGAGAAATGTTGGTGTAAAGTCATTTTCTTTTGAAAGCAAAGGCGAGGCGCTAGGGGCTTTTCAGAAAGAAATAACTGCAAAGCTTTCTTTAGTTTTTAAAAGCCTTAAGGATATTCAAGCTCAGCCCCCAGGCGAGCCTCCACCAGAGCGAGGTGGCTTAAGGTATTTCGATTTGTTTTCTTTTCCAGGCGCGCTGAGAACAGGATCGCCAACAAAACAAGTCTACAACCCTAAGCATTATCAAATTAAGGTGCTTATAGGCTGGACTGCCCCTTCGAGACAACAACTAGAGGCGCTAAATTTACCACAAGATGAAATTGAAGCTGTGTCAAGACTAGAAAGCCTAAATACAGTTATGTCCTTGCTTTTAAATGATTACGACATTCAAGTTAAAGACGATGGACAAGTGCAAGTTGACATTTCGTATCGATCTTTTATTGATTCTGCCCTAGATAATAGCTCAGCTAGCGTCTTTAACGTTACTTATGAATATGATCCATCTGCTGAGGCTAAGCAACTGAGACTGAAGTCAAAAAGAAAAGGGCAAAATATTAATAAGATACAAGATTTTATTAATATTGTAAGCGAAGTGCAAAGACAGTCTTCTTCAGGGTCTGTAAGTAAAAAGCTAAAAGAACGACTTTATGATGCTATATCAAAAGATAGATTTTTTCAAGATGCATTTATAAAGTCTCTTGGTAGAAAACCTGACACTGTTCTTAAAAAAGCAGGCGCTGCAAATATAAAATTGAACGCAAGAAAGATTGAAGAGAGAATTCCAAAAAGCGACTTGCCTGCTGTCGTAACTGTTATGAAAAAAAGAGGCAAAAACTTAATTGATGAAATTAAATCTGCCCGTAGTGATTTTAGAAAAGAAATATTTAGGTCGTTCATGACAGAGCTAATTAAAGGCAATGACCCACCCAATGGTGTTGGAAGTCGACTTTTTATTGCAAAAGCTTCAAAAAAAATACTGCACGATGGTTTAGATATATCATTTCCTCCAGAGGACGATGATGAAACTCCCGAAAACGAAGCAGACAAAGCTAAAACAGAACTGACAGGAGATAGACTTGAAATTGTAAAAATAGACGAAGAGCGTTTTGCGAACATCTCTGAAGAATCAAAAAGGCTGGTTTCTGAAACTGAGGGCGCCCGACAGAAAGCTAAAGAGAAGAAAACAGAAAGCACAGATTTTGATATTACCGCAGAAACAGAGGGCTATTCTTTTCCTTTCGTATACTTTGGAGACATTGTTGAGCTAGCTTGTCGAAATGCCAATTTATCTAAAAATGAATATTTTGGTCCTGACGAGGAGTCGCCTTATATTTTCAGCCAAAGCCACTATGCAAAAGAAAGCGAGATTAGATCTAATAAAGATGAAATAACACAAGATTTAAAAATCTTGCTGGGACCCGTGGAGTACTATGATTTAAAAGGCGATCAAAAGTTGTCTCAAATAAACTTAGCTTCTTTTCCTATTTCATTTAATTTGTTCAGAGCTTGGTATTTAAAAAATGTTGTTTCTAGTAATAATATACGCCGTTCTGTTGATTCATTTATAAAAGGTATTTTAAGAGATCTTGTTTTTAACAACCTGGGAAATACTTTGCCAACAAATATGAAGCCTGAACGAGCACCTGCTATGTTTCTGGGCTTAACTTTGCCTGGAAAAACTTTAGTGGGTGAGAATGTAGCTGAGGGCGCAAAAGAGGAATATTTGCCTGTGCAGCCACGCATCAACGTTACAGACGGTATATTCAAGTCGAGCTATACCGATAAGATAGCAGACATAACGTATGAAACAAAAGTTAAAAGTTCATATGATTATATCCTTTATTATATAAGCAATGTGAAAAACCTACGTGAGCGCGAGGGTAATGCTGTGCAAGATGAACGCGATGGAATTGTTCATTATAATATTGGTTCAGATAGAGGGATGCTAAAAAATATTTCGTTTAACAAGGTTGATGTTCCTTTTAGAGCTGAACAGCTGTACGAAGCATCGCAAGAGTCTGGTGATGACTTTGAGCAACTAGTTTATCCTTATAATTCTAATTTAACTTTAATTGGTGTGCCCTTTTACAAGCCAGGTATGCTTTTCTATGTTAACCCAACTATTTTTGGCTTGGGCTCTGTAGAGGATACCAGCTCAGTCGCACACAAATTAAATCTAGGCGGCTATAATCTTGTATTGAATGTTGCTATGTCTATAAGACAATCCAAATTTGAAACAAAACTAAGTGGTTTCCAGCAAGGTCATGGAAAACTTCGGGAGAAATAAATGGCTGAAAGAACATTGGAGGAAATCTTTAACGATAAAAATCAGCTGCATGATTTTTTTCCTGCCTCATCAGACACAAAAGTCTATGATGTGCAAAGAAAGCACTTTTTATATGGAAAAATTGACCGCGACGGTGATGCAGTCTATATTGAGGAAACTTATTTAGCACAAATTGATGCTGGAGAGCTTGTGACGGAGTTTGCAGTTGATTTTGTTGCTGATGCATTTGATGATTTTAAAAGATATTACACAAGAAGAGTTCAAGCTGGCTTTTTGGATAAAGAAAGCCAGTATGGGCTGACATTATTGGCTAAAAGAGGCTGGTCTCATGGTCAGCTTGATTTTAATTACTACCAGTATACCAACCGACTTTACGCCGACTTTGTGCAAAACTATTTAGAACAGGACAGGCGTTATGAAAAAGTAAAAGACTTTTCATCGTTTGTAAGGGAGTTTATTAATTATGCTTCGCCGCAGGCTAGGCGCTTTCCAATAACAAAAACTGGCTTTTTGCTGTCAATACACTCTAGCCCTTATGTTAGCGGACTTGCTATTGATCTTGCAGATGCTCCATTCGGCGAATCAATGGAGAGCAACGCTTTAAAATTTACCTCGGATCCAAATTTTCCTTTCATGGTTAACACAGCAAAAAGATTTGGATTTTTAATTGATAAAAATGCACCATGGCGCTTGGTCTTCAATTTGGCTTCAGGGAATCTTGCGACAGGTGATCAAAAAGGCAAAGCAGGCGGTTCAAAGTATCTGCAAGATAGAAACGTTAACTTTGATAACATTTTCAGCGTTTACTTTGTTAAGTCCTACAAGCAAGAGCTTCTTAACATGAAGAAACTGTTATTGTCATATTATGATGCTTTTCATGCACAATTTCCTGACTATCAGGTCTTAAGGCAAGTTATGCCCAAAGGTGATTCCTGTAAGACTGTCTCTGAGTATTCAGCTGAACAAAGCTATACAAGGAAAAAAGTACTTTCATTTACAAATCAGAGAGACTTGCCGCCACTGACTTTAAACACTGACGACTATGACGAATATATAATGAAAGCCATTCTTCGATTTAGGATGCTAGAAACAGAACATCCCGATTTTAATGATAATTTTATTCGCGCTTCAAAAGAGATGATTGATACAAAAAGAGTCTTTGGCGTCGACGCTGGTTTAAAATATATTAATGATTTTACAAAAGGCTGGCGAGTTTCTAAATTTCTAAGGAAAGGCAAGTACTGGTATGGTCAAAGCGATCAAGAGTACAATGCTAGAAAAAGACAGATATTAGAAAATCAGTGAGGATACATGCTCTTTCAGGTGCTAGACGAAAAAAAAGAATGCTATGCAATATTTTGTGATGGCGAGTTGTTTAAGTACCCTAATAGTCTAGAGCTGACACACACTTGGTCGCATTCAGCTCACGCGCCGTTGGATGATGTTGAGTATGCATCGATATGGTGCGCTGGCAAAAGCTTAGATGAAGTTTGCCCTGAACATCTTAAGAACGAATGGCAATTAATCAAAGCCAAGCTTAAAGCTTTTTCTAAAGCAGTGCAGACATCAAAAATTAACTTGTCTGACGTTTGTTTTTATGATTTTGTTTCAAAACAGTTTTTGATTGATTACTGCGCTTCAAAAAATAAAATAACAGAGTGGGTTTTTGCTAAATATGAAAAGCCAAAAAATTACGATCTTATGGAAAGCATCGTTAAGTTTACAACAAAAATAAAAAATCAACATTTAAACTTGGATTTAAAAAACTTAGACTTTTTAGATCCTGAAGTAAGAAAGACGTTTAATAAGATTAAATATGCGAACAGTAATATTATATACAATCCATGGGGCACTGTAACTGGCAGACTGTCAACCAAGCCTGATAGCTTCCCTATTTTGACGCTCAACAGGCAACTAAGATCAGTTATAAAGCCAAACAATGATTTGTTTGTTGAGTTTGACTACAACGCTGCAGAGGTTCGCGTTCTGCTGGCTTTATTAGGAGAGGATCAGCCTGAGGGCGATTTGCATGATTGGATCGTTAAAAATATATTTGACGATAAATGCCCAAGAGAAAAAGCAAAAACAAGAGTGTTCAGGTGGTTATACAATCCCAAGGCACAAAATAAAAGATTGAGCGAGAGGTTTGACAGGGAAGCTATTATTGATAAGCACTACAAAGATGGGTATGTATATACGCCTTTTGGTAGAAAAATTAAAGCTCCAGAAGAAAAAGCATTAAATTATATTATCCAGAGCACAACTAGCGATTTGTTTTTAACTAACATGCTTAAAGTTGATAAAATGCTTAGCAGCAGAAGGTCTTTTATTTCATTCTGCGTACATGATAGCTTTTTAATTGATTTTGCAAAAGAAGACCAGCCAATGATTCACGATATGATAGAGGCTTTTTCAGGCACTACTTTTGGTGACTTTAAAGTTAACGTCAGCATGGGGAAGAGCTTTGGCACTATGAGGAAGGTACAATGAATTTAGTAGGTTTGGGAAACGCAGGTTGTCAAGTTGTCAAATGTCTAGAAAATTACCCACAATATAAGACTTTTTGTGTTGATACAGAAAATCAAGGGTATCGCAAGTTTGTCTCTGTTGAGTTACAAAAAAACCATGAAGAGTATGAAAAAAACTACAAAAAACTTAATCTTAGAGGCTTGAAGGGTCACACCACAGTTGTTTTAAATGGATCTGGTAATATCAGCGGTATCGCATTAAGGTTATTGGAGCAAATTAAAAAGCACAAAACAGATGTGTTATACATTAAGTCAGATGAGCAAACTTTAACCGCTGAGGCAAAAATGAAAGAGAAGATAGTATTTTCTGTTTTGCAACAATATGCTAGGTCAAACATGATTAACAGGATGTGGATTGTAGATAATAAAAATGTTGAAAGCATCTTGGAGAATGTTTCAATTAAAAACTACTGGCAAAACATAAACAATCTAATATCAAATACTTTTCACATGTATAATGTCTTTATTAACACCGAGCCGCTGTTGACAACCAAAGCTCAACCAACTGAAACTTGCAGAATAGGGACATTTGGTGTTGTTAATTTTGAAAATTCAAATGAGAGGCTGTTCTATGATCTGGAATACGCACGTTTTGTAAATTATTTCTACAATATCAATGAGCAAACGATGGAAAATGAGGGCAATATTCTCTCTAAAATCAGAGAGGAGGTTTCGAAAAAATCCAGTGAGGAGACTCACGTTGCTTTTTCTATATATCCAACAACTTATGATCAGAATTATGTTTATTCCTCTCACGTTGCTTCGTTTATTCAAGAGCAAAACATAAATTAATTTTACTGTTTAATTTTTGTTATTATCATATACTCAAGCCGGTCAGGATATTAGCTGGCTGTACTATAGCACAACGCAAAAAGGAGTTAGAAATGGCTATTGATTTAAATAAAATGAAAGCAAAGCTTGATGCTTTGGAAAATCGCGGCGGCAGGCAGAAAAGTGTTTTCTGGCGTCCAGAAGATGGCGAACAGACAATCCGAATTGTCCCGACAGCGGATGGCGATCCATTCAAGGAGTACTGGTTTCACTACAACCTTGGTAAAAACGCAGGCTTTCTAAGCCCAAAGAAAAATTTTGGACAAGATGACCCACTTAATGATTTTGTCCGGCAGCTTTATAATGAAGGCTCTGATGAGTCTGTCAAGATGGCAAAGAGCCTTTCGGCGCGCCAGCGCTTCTTTGCTCCGGTTGTTGTACGTGGAGAAGAAGACAAGGGTGTTCGTCTATGGGGCTTTGGTAAAACAGCCTACAAAGAGCTTCTAAACCTTGTGCTCAATCCAGAGTATGGAGACATCACCGATGTCAACGAGGGTACTGATCTTACTATTCAGTATGGCAAGCCGCCAGGCGCGCAGTTTCCACAAACTAGCATTACGCCTAGACGCAAGCCATCGCCTCTAGCGAAAACTGAGGATGAGATTAGCGCTTTTCTAGATCAGGTGCCTAATTTTGATGAAGTCTTTGAGCGCAAGACGCCTGAGCAAGTACAAGTCATGCTTGATGAGTTCTTGCTCTCTGAGTCAGACGCAGAAGAGGTCTCAACTGAGTCGACGCACTATAATACGCCAGCTACCCAGGTAGATAAGGCTTTTGCAGAGCTTCTTCCTTAAGTCCTCCACCGCAGGGGGGCATGGGTCTACAGATGCCCCACTTTACTTTAAAAAGGAGAAAAAATGAGTTTGCATGAAAAATTAAAAGCTGCTAATTTAAGTGGCGATCACAAGTTGACATTAAGTTTTTCTGATGGCGCAGATGTTGTTCACGCTTGGGGTGGATATGAAGAGGAAGTGCTTGAGGAGACAGATTTTGCAGGTCGAGTAGCATCTTTAATCACTGTTGCTGGCTTCAAAAATGATGTTATTGAAACTCTTCGTGAAGAAAATTATCTTGATGATTATCCCAGAGACCATTCCGGTTTTGAAGAGTTTGTTAGTGGTGTTATCAAAGAAAATTTCTGGGATATGGATTTTATTGAACGTACAACTGAGCAGTATGACTACAAGAGGGGCTTCTTCTCGCTTGAGGTTAATGTTGAAACAACAGTTGGACAGGTTCTTTCGACTCCTGAAGTTTACTTTAGTGGCTGGAAGAGCAAGGTGGACACCGATCTAGGTGTCTTAAATATTGATGCATAAAAAAGGAGAAAACGATGAATAATATGCCCGATACTTTAGATGAGATGATTAATCTTTTAAGCGCAGCTCGCGCAGACTATGAAAAGTTTTATAACAGCAACAACGCTTCCGCAGGGACTCGTGTTCGCAAAGTTATGCAAGAGATTAAAAATACTGCTCATGCTGTAAGGCAACACGTTCAAACTACTAAAAACGAGCGTTAGTTTCTTAAACCGCAGGCGGGCACGGGTTTATAGGTGCCCTTTTACTACTAAAAGGATTTTATTATGATTTTAAGAAATGTTTTAGCCGTCATGGCTTGTTTTGCAATTATGGTTGCCTGTAACCCACCTGCCGATACCTCAACGGCTGGAACTACAACAACCACTACAACTACAACTAATGTAGAAAGCACTACTGTTGGTAACACTAATACTGAGACAACCAACACAACTGGCGCAACTGGAACTGCAACAGCTATCACTAATAGCAAATGTGATTGCACTGACTGTTCTGCATGCGCGAACACGGGAACTGTAGGCACCACAGGTGTTACAACAGAGCCCACAACAGGCACAACTACAACAGGTACGACTGCCACAACAAATACAACTACTGGCACAGCCACGACAAACTAGTTGTTGACCGCAGGAGGGCACGGGTCTATATTACAGGTGCCCTGTTATTTTACGGAGGAACATGAAATCCCCTTTACGCTATCCAGGTGGGAAAACACGTGCTGTAAAGCATATTTTGCCACACATACCTGATCATGCTGAGTATTGTGCCCCTTTTTTAGGTGGCGGCTCAGTTGAGCTGGCTTTAGCTGAAAGGGGCTCTGTCGTTTACGGCTATGATATTTTCAAGCCGCTAGTTTGGTTTTGGAAAGCCTTGCTTGAGAGCCCTTCTAAGTTAGCTGATATATCAGATTCTTATCGTGCGCCTGATGTTTATCTATACAAAGGCGAAGAACAATGCGAAAGAGGACTCTCAAGGGAGTTATTTAAAGCTTTTCGTGAGCAAATAAAGCAAGAGCTTGACAAAGACAGTCCCAGCTTTTCATTTGATTTAGCCGCAAAGTTTTACGCAATCAATCGCTCAAGCTTTTCAGGCGCTACTTTCTCTGGCGGCTTTTCGAAGAGAGCTTCTTACGCTAGATTTACTGATTCTTCAATTGATAGAATACGTAATTTTAAACAAGATAATTTATTTGTTGAGTGTGCAGATTTTGAAGAATCTATTTTAAAACACCCCAATGCGTTCCTATATTTAGATCCACCGTATATGTTATCTAAAAAACAACAAGAGAATCTTTATGGAGTTCAAGGCAACACCCACTCTGATTTCGATCATGGTCGACTTTTCTCTTTATTGAAAGATAGAAAAAATTGGGTTATGTCTTACGGTGGAGATGCAGATCAAATATTTGAGATGTACAATTCTTTTAAAATAATTGATTTAAGTGGTAAGTGGGCTTACGGAATGAAGAATGTTTCTTCAGAAAGTAAAAAAATGGGTAAGAGTTCAGAAATTTTAATTATAGGAGGAAAAAATGACTAAACTTAATCCGGCTAAATCTGGCGCACAACATGAGCATATTATCGCTGAGCGCATTAATAATTGTTTTGATACTAATTCTATCAACTTTCAAGCTTTTGCTGAAGGTGGCTCAGGTCACAGCAGTGATGTTGTGATTAAAAATAATGCTGGCACCGTTATTGATAGTTTTGAAATTAAAACCAGCAAAGGCACAAGAATTGATTTTGGTCAGTTTAGGCTCCGCTTTGAAAATGGACGCTGCACACAGTCAACTGGCAGTAACAACCAAGCGCAAGCTAAGATATTTGATGTGCTTGAGCAACAACTGAATTCTGCTAATTTTGATATGAGAAACATCCCTTCGGGTCCTACCTTGGATCAGCATGAAGCTGCGCAGTTTTGGTGCACTATCGACGACCGGTCTGGCACAAGCTTATCAGGCGATGTTTTAAAAGTTAGCTTGCCTAAGAGTCTTGTCGCTGATTATTATCGCGATAAAGGCGACAGCTACATTGTTTTGGGTGAAAGCATCTACTCTCTTCATGAGGGCTTGGAGATGTCTTTGACAAACTCTATTGAAGAGTGTTATGCGGTTTTTAGAATCAAATACCACTCAACAAATAAAAAGACAGGTAAAAAAACTTTTTCATATACGGTTGCTTTGAGAGCTAAGTTTTATAAAGATAAAACAACTAGCAGCTTTGAGCATGCCATACAAAAAATTTATTGTTAAAATAGGAGAAATAAATGGCTAGAAAACAAGCAAAGAAACTTGGCAGGTTAAATCTTGCTGAGATGAGAAATTTAATTAATAAAAAAGTGGGCATGGAAGTTGCTCATGATCTTTCCAATGACAACCCAACAGAAGTCAAAGAATGGATCTCTACTGGGTCAAGGTGGCTTGATTCTGTTATTTGTCGTGGCAGGCTGGCTGGTATCCCAGTTGGTAAGATTGTGGAGATTGCTGGTCTTGAAGGATCTGGTAAGTCTTATATGGCAGCGCAGGTTGCTGCGAATGCTCAAAAGATGGGCATTGATGTTATTTATTTTGATTCAGAGTCTGCTATTGACCCTGAGTTTTTGGCTCGTGCTGGTTGTGACTTGAATACATTGTTGTATGTACAAGCACAGTCTGTTGAGTTTGTTTTGGAGACTATTGAGGAGTTACTAGGTTCTAATGAGAACCGTATGCTTTTCATCTGGGATAGTCTTGCCTTAACACCATCTATCAGTGACGTTGAGGGTGACTTTAATCCTCAGTCTTCTATGGCTGTCAAGCCACGTATTCTTGCGAAGGGTATGTCAAAACTAACTGTACCTATTGCTAACTCACAGTCTACATTCTTGGTTCTTAATCAGTTAAAGACTAATATCACTAGTAATGTAGCAGAGGCTATGACAACTCCATATGTGACACCAGGTGGTAAGGCAATGCATTATGCTTACTCGCTACGCATTTGGCTTACAAAGCGTAAAGCAAAGGCTGCTTTCATTATGGATGACAATGGTTTCCGTGTTGGCTCCGAGGTGAAGGTTACACTAAAGAAAAGCCGTTTTGGAACAGAGGGACGACAATGTACGTTTAAAATCCTATGGGGTGGTGACGTTGGCATCCAAGACGAAGAGAGTTGGTTTGAGGCTGTAAAAAGCTCAGATAGTATCAAACAAGCTGGCGCATGGTATAATCTACTTTATGAAGATGGCACATCAGAAAAGTTCCAAGCCTCAAAGTGGAAAGAGAAACTACAAAGTGACAAGTTCCGCGCTAGAATTTTGCAGATCATGGATGACGAAATTATCATGCGCTTTGAGAAAAAAGAAGGCAAAGCTGGCGATTTTTATGACATTGACCCAGGTGAGTAATGTTCTTATATTATTTGAAACTATTTAAATAAGCGAGGGCTTTGTATGGATAGTTTAAGGCAAGTGATAAAAGAATATTTATTTGAGGAGCTTTGGGAAGCACATTGCATCCTAAGATCTGACGATGATAAAAATATCACAAAAGTAACTGACAATCTGAGAGGACTGCGAGGCGTTACAGTTGTTACTGTTGATGGACCAGCAAAAAAAGTTGGTCCAGGCGTTGAGCGAACAAAGCTAAAAGTTAAATTTTTCCAAATGGCTCCAACAATGAAAGAGCAGTTGGCTAATATGTCCAACGAAGCTAGAAAAATTGATGGAGTCTTCTCTTTTATGCCTGTTCGTTGGAACAAAGTGGTCAGTAGGATTTATAGACCAAAATAGAGAGGTAAAAATGTATGAAGGTAAAAGGGTTTTAATTATTGACCAATTGAACCTTTTCTTCCGTAACTACATCGTTAACCCTAGCTTGTCTGCTAATGGTATACCAATTGGTGGCTTGCGAGGGTGTATACAAAGTATTCAAAAAATTGCTAGGGAATCTAAGCCTGACGTAATTGTTGTTTGCTGGGATGGCGAGGGCGGATCAAAGAAGAGGAAGATTCTAAAAAAGGATTACAAAGCGGGCAGAAGCCCTATCCGCCTGAACAGAGATATCAGAAATATGTCTGAAGAGGAGGAGCTGCTTAACAAAGTATGGCAGCAAACTAGATTGGTTGATTATTACAATCAGACACCAATAATTCAGTTTATGTTCAAAAGCACAGAAGCTGATGATATTATTGCATTTATTTCACAAATGAAAGAGCTTGATGGTGCAGAAAAAATTATTGTGTCGAGCGATAAAGACTTTTTCCAGCTCTTAGATAAGAAGACCATACAATATCGCCCAACACAGAAGCAAATTTTGAATGAAAATTCTTTACTAGAACAATTTAATGTTCATCCTATGAACTTTGCGCTAGCACGTGCCATGGAGGGAGATAAGTCTGATAATATTGAAGGCATCGAGGGTCTTGGCATGAAAACTATTGCTAAGCGCTTTCCGATGCTCAGCGAGTCTCGCAGCGTAACAATCAAAGAGTTATTAGACCACTGCAGTGAGATGCAAAAAGAAAGCAAGGTGAAGGCATATCAAAAAGTGCTTGAAAATGAGGACATATTGAGGCGTAATTATCAGATGATGCAGCTTTATACTCCGATTTTAAGCATCGATGCCAAGAAAACAATAAAAGAGACATTTAGACAGCCTGATTTTACTTTTAATAAGACTTCATTAATTAAGATGATGATAAAAGATGGATTTGGCGAGATTAATTTCACTGAGCTGTTCCAGCACTTTAACAAAATTTGTGTGGACAAAGCTTAGGTTGTTTCTAAAATATTAAGAACGGAGGAAGAATGAATAACAAAGAAATTAGCTTTTCTAAGTATGGAAAAAAGTTTCAAGAAAGCTTAGCGCAGGTGATCTTAGAAGATCGACCGTTTGCAGATCAAATTGAAGAGGTTATGGATACTCAGTTTTTTGAACTGAACTATCTTCGTGTTTTTGTAGAAAAAATATTCGAGTATCGACGCAATTATGGCGTGCATCCCAGCAAAGAGATCCTTGCATCAATTTTCAGGACTGATATTGAAAAGCTGCCAGATTCAACTCAAAAACAGGTAAGAGATTATTTTAGTAGAATTTGTATCGTTGCTGTAAGAGATGAAGAGTATATTAAAGATACGAGTTTAGATTTTTGCAAAAAGCAAAAACTAAAAGAAGCTTTGATGCAGTCAGTTGATTTAATTCAAAGTTCATCCTATGAAGAAGTTCGTAAGGTTATCGACGATGCCTTAAAGCTGGGCATTGACAATGACTTTGGGCATGAATTTATCAAAGACTTTGAAACACGATATGAGATTAGAGCTAGGAATCCTGTCACAACCGGCTGGGAAAAAATTGATTCATTAACTAAAAATGGATTAGGCTCAGGCGAGCTTGGTGTTATCATCGCTCCAACAGGCGCTGGTAAGTCAATGGTCTTATCGCACCTTGGCGCAGAGGCGGTCAAGGCTGGCAAAAATGTGGTGCATTACACTCTAGAGCTTTCTGATGCTGTGACTGGGCAGAGATATGATAGCTGTATCTCTGGTGTGCCATTAAACTCATTGTTTGAAATGAAAGACGAAGTATTAGAATCTATTTCAGACCTGGAGGGATCGCTGATTATTAAAGAGTATCCAACCAAGACAGCTAGCCCGACGACAATCCGAGCGCACTTAGAAAAACTAAAAAAAAGAAATCACAAAATCGATATGATTCTAGTAGATTACGCAGATTTGCTGCGTCCAAGCCGTACCTTTAAAGAGAAAAGGAACGAATTAGAGTCTATTTATGAAAACTTGAGGGCAATTGCACAAGAATACGAATGTCCGCTTTGGACAGCCTCTCAGACTAACAGAACAGGACTAAATGCAGAAGTTGTTACAATGGAGTCAATCTCCGAAGCGTTTAATAAATGCTTTGTTGCTGATTTTATTTGTTCTATTTCAAGGACAGTCAAAGACAGAAATAAAAATGAGGGAAGGTTGTTCATAGCTAAAAATAGAAATGGTCCTGACGGTCTTGTGTTTCCTATCTTTATGGACACAAGAAATGTCAAGATTCAAGTCTTAGCGCGAGTTGATACTCCGGTTATTAATGCAATGACAAAGCCTAAAGATATGGCAACTGCGCTAAGGCATAAATACAAGCAATTTAAAGTAGCAAAAAGAGATAATCTAGGAGAGGGGCGAGAATGAATTTACCAAATAAAATTTTATCAGACATTACCGTGCATATGAAATATGCGCGTTACATTTCAGACCTAGAGAGAAGAGAAACATGGGGTGAATTAGTTGATCGTAACAAAGCAATGCACCTCAAGAAGTATCCTAATTTAGGGAACGAAATAGAGGAGGCATATAATTATGTCTATGAAAAGAAAGTTTTACCATCAATGCGATCCATGCAATTCGGCGGAAAGCCGATTGAAGTGGCACCTAACAGGATTTACAACTGTGCTTATATGCCTATCGATCATCTCGCTTCTTTTTCTGAGTGCATGTTTCTCCTTCTTGGGGGCACTGGCGTTGGATTTAGCGTCCAAAGGCATCATGTGGATAAGCTTCCCGAAATTCAGAAGCCGAGTTCGAAGCGCTCTAGAAGATATCTGGTCGCTGATTCGATCGAAGGATGGGCGGACGCAGTAAAGGTTTTAATCAATTCTTACTTTAAAGGTGGGTCTAGATTAAAATTTGACTTTTCTGATATCCGTCCGAAGGGAAGCGCACTACTTACTAGTGGAGGCAAGGCACCAGGTCCACAGCCACTTAAAGAGTGCCTCCTGAAAGTTCAGGGCGTCCTCCAGGAGAAGGATAATGGAGACAAGCTTGAACCCATTGAAGTGCATGATATCATTTGCCATATTGCTGATGCTGTTCTTGCCGGGGGGATTCGTCGGGCTGCTCTTATTTCACTTTTTTCCGCAGAAGATGAAGAAATGCTTGCCGCAAAAACTGGCAACTGGTGGGAGACAAATCCACAACGAGGGAGAGCAAACAACTCTGTTGTCTTGATGAGGCATCTCGTAACAAAAGATTTCTTTATGAAAATCTGGGATAGAGTGAAAGCGAGCGGCTCAGGAGAACCTGGCTTTTACTTATCAAATGATAAAGACTGGGGAACGAACCCATGCTGTGAAATTGCGCTTAAGCCTTATCAGTTCTGCAATCTAACGGAGATTAACGCTTCTGACTTAGATTCGCAAGAGGAATATGAAGCGAGAGCAAAAGCAGCAGCTTTCATTGGTACCTTGCAGGCAGGCTACACTGATTTCCATTACTTACGTGATGTGTGGCGCAGAACGACTGAGAAAGACGCACTAGTTGGTGTTTCTATGACAGGTATTGCCTCTGGCAGGGTTTTAGATTTAGATATGAAAGCTGCAGCTCTTGTTGTTAAAAAAGAGAATCGTCGAGTGGCAGCAATGATTGGCATTAAGCCTGCTGCAAGGACGACATGCGTCAAGCCAGCTGGCACTACTAGCCTTACTTTGGGCACTAGCTCTGGCATACATGCTTGGCACAACGATTATTATGTTAGAAGGATTAGGGTTGGCAAAAATGAGCCCATATACACGCATTTGATTATTCATCACCCAGAATTAGTTGAAGACGAGTATTTTAGACCACACGATACAGCTGTGATCACAGTACCTCAGAAAGCGCCAGAGGGTTCAATTACTCGCACAGAAAGCGCCCTTCAGCTTCTCAAACGCATTAAAGGCGTTACAGAGCAGTGGGTGCAGCCGGGGCACAGTAAAGGTCAGAATACGCATAACGTATCTGCTACAGTGTCAATTAAAGACGCAGAATGGATTGATGTTGGAGAATGGATGTGGGAAAACAGAAATTATTATAACGGCTTATCTGTTTTGCCTTTCAGTGACCACACTTACAAACAAGCGCCTTTTGAAGATTGCTCTAAAGAAAAATATGAGGTTCTTATGGAGAGCCTCGAAGAAGTAGACTTAACTAAGGTTATTGAGCTTGATGACAATACAAATTTGTCCGGTGAGTTAGCCTGCAGTGGCGGGTCCTGCGAAATAATTTGATTTTTATAATTATGTGATTATATTAATTCCATACCCGAGGAGGAGGTCATTATGAACGAAGAAACTAAAAACAATGCACTTGAATATATCAAAGCTTTGGCTGCTATTGAAGAAGAGATGGAGCCTTATAAAGAGCACAAGAGGGAGCTAAGATCAAACTACATCAAGCAAGGCTTCTTGACGCGAGATGAAATGCGCACTGCCACCCGAGCTTTTCGTATGATCAAAAAAGGCGATAGCTTAGAAGACTTGGTTGATGTTTTTAATACTTTAACTAATAAATAAGGAAAACAAATGTTGATACCATTTAACAAACACTTGATTGTAAAGCCAGCAGAAGAAAACACAGAGACTAGCTCTGTTCTGCTTCCAGAAGGAGTCGAGATCAAAAGACAGACTTATAAGCCATATAAGGTCATGCAGAAGCCCAGCAACTCAACGCTGCAGCGTGATGAGATTGTAATTGTGCCTGAACATATGGTCGAACGTTTGGATTGTTTTGGTAACGAATACTATTTAGTTTTGGAAAATCACGTAGTTGCTATTTATCAACCAACAGACTAGGTATTAGACCATGAACACATTAACAATATTATCAATGACAGTACTTTCTGCTTTTATGCCGCTTAATCGGGATTATGCTAGCACAAAATTTGTTGATCCAATTGAGATCTCATATGAAAACTCTGTAACTTATGACGAGATACATGATGAAGCCATTTTTAATTGTCCTTGGTCCAAGCAAATGACTGAGAAGAAAGAGAAGATTGTTTCACTGTTAATCAAGATCGAGATGGAGCAAAATTTGCCAAGTAATCTTCGAGGCATGTTGGTTGCTGCAGCTTGCCACGAGTCTGGTTTTGAAGTTAATGCAAAGGGTGACTACAGGAAAGGCAAGCCAATGGCTTTAGGTTTATTTCAAATGTGGCCATGGTGGGAGAAAGCTTATAAGATTGATCGTAAAGATCCTGAACAGTCTGCCGTGGCTTACATTAAGCATATTAAAAAAATGTATGCAAAAGTTGGTCGTCAATGCAACAGCAAGACTCTGACTAGAAAATGGCTAGCCGCCTGGGCAACTGCAATCCGCGCTCCAAAAAAGGGCGGGAGATGCAATGAAACCCCTCTTTTTTATAAAGTCGTTAAAAAATGGCACAAGAATATTAAAGCAGCGCGACTTGAAAACGAGAGGCGTTTTAAAGATGGAATTGACGGCTGCTAACATAGTCATAGGGGCTGACATTAATGCAGTCCGTTTTGCTTATAAAAACAAGTATTTCTTAATTAAAAATAGAAAGCCTTACCATCACTCTTATGAAGATATTGAAGAAGAATGGGCGCAGAAATGCTACGAGTTGTTTGAGCAAGGATTATGTCCCTTAACCGACGGTCTGCAAGCTATTAGAGTTGAAGATAACAACACTTTAAAAGTTGTAACAAACAATAATTGTGTCGCTATAAAATATGAAAAATTACATCTGTACGACGATGAAAATGTCCAAGGTGTATCTCTCAACAGAGAACTAAAAGGCTACAGAGTTATCGATTGGTTTGATTGTACGGGCTTATATAATTTAAACATCGACAAGATTACAACGGCAGACAAGTTTGTTTCAAAAGTTACTCTCTTTATGTCTAAAAGAATTGATGGCAACAACAAATATCTTGACTTGCTTTGCGAGTCTTTTTTAACACAAAAGCAGTTATCCGATTTTAACTACAGCGATACAATGGCAAGGTTTAAAATTAAAAATTTACTAAAAAGCTTTAAAGGTGATAAAGTAACACTTAAGTTCTGGAAACGTGATATCTACCCAGTGTATAAATGAAACATCTTGCAGGAATCATTCCGGTCTCCGGTATTAAATCTGATTTTAATATGCCATGGCACTCGTCTTTGATGCCGCTCGCTCCTGGCTATTTAGCTGTAGAGCGCGCAGTTGTTGAGTGTGCTTACGCAGGATGCGACACTATATGGATCGTATGCGGCGACGACGTAGAGCCCCTAATTAGATATCAGGTCGGAGAGATTGTACAGGATCCAGTTTACAACTACAGGCATTTTGAAAGAAACAAGCAGGAAGTTAAAAGACCTATAAGAATTTATTATGTCCCAATAAAGATTAGAGACATTAACAAAAGAGACAACTTGGCTTGGTCTGCTATTCATGGCGCGCAAGTCAGCAACAAAATATTGGGTAAGCTTAGCCATCGTTTAGCTCCAGAAAAATTTTGGATATCGTGGGCTTATGGTTTTTCTTATCCTAGCAACGTTAGAAATTTAAGGCAGGATATAGTACAAAAAAATGTTATGCTGTCTTATCAAGATAATACCGTAATGGAGAATACGTACCTTGGTTTTTCTTTAAATATAGAACAAATTAAACAGCTTATAGCTGAATCTAAAACAAGATCGACAGGCTTGTGGAAAGATCCTGAAAATAGGGGCGAGAGATATTCATTAGATGAAAGATATTCATATAAAAATTTTGATTTAAAAAAAGTGTTTGAAACTTTAGATCGGTGTAGTTATAATGTTGTTGAAGTTGGCGAGTATTACAATTTAGACAACTGGAAAAGCTACTGCAGTTTTTTAAATACTAAAAGTGATCTAACTAGACCAAAACTACTAACGCCTTCGGAATGGAATGAGATTGGATTTGACGAATAAAAATATACTATCAGCCATTGGAAATACGCCACTGGTTAAAATTAATGAAAAACTTTATGCGAAGCTTGAGACATACAACCCAACCGGCTCAATAAAAGATCGGATAGCTCTTTATATATTATCAAAGGCAGAGTGGAGAGGCGAGATTAAGCCTGGAGATACAATCGTTGAGGCGACAAGCGGCAACACTGGGATAGCTTTTTCAATGATCGGTGCTGTTAAAGGCTACAAGGTAAAAATTATTATGCCTTGTAACATGTCGGAAGAGCGCAAACAAATGATGAAGCTCTTTGGCGCTGAGGTTATTGAGGTCGGACACTCCGACTTTGCTAATGCCATACATTTACGAAATCAAATGTCTTCGCAGGAAGGTTATTGGTCTCCACGTCAGTTTGAAAACCTAGACAACATTGAGTGTCATGCCGAAACAACAGCCAGAGAAATCATTAAGCAGCTTTTTGTTGAGGAGCAAAAAAATATCGGCGCATTGATTTGTGGTGCAGGCACAGGTGGCACTATTATGGGGTGCAACAAGACTCTCATTAAGCTAGATAAGGGAATGAAGACTGTATTGGTACAACCAGAAGAAGACGCACAAACGCATGGTATTCAAGGTATTAATGATGGAGCAGACTTTTTGGTTGATCGTTCCATTCTAACTGATGAAATAAAAGTCTCTACGCAAGACGCGACTGATAGAGCGAGAAAACTAGCAAAGGAGTCTGGCTATCTTGTCGGCATTTCAGCAGGCGCAAACATACTCGCTGCCGAAAGGTGGCTAGAGTCAAACGAAATTAATGGCGCAGCGATTACTTTTCTTTGTGATCGTGGCGAGCGCTATATGAGTTTACTTTAGTAAAATTGTTGGTATAATAAGTCAAGAGGTAAAGATGGAAAGAATGAAAAGTAGTGTTCCTTTTGTGGGCTTGCACGCACATAGCGTCGCAGGCTCTGTTTTTGATGGGTTTGGATACCCACAAGATCATATGGACTTCGCATATGAAAATGGCATGAGTGCCTTAGCTTTAACTGATCACGGCAACATGAATGGTTTGTCATATCAGATTCTTCATGCAAAGAAGATGAAAGCTAGTGGCAAAGAGTTCAAGCCTATCTTTGGTGTCGAGGCATATTTTGTCCCATCCGTTGAGGAATGGAAGCAAGAGTATGAGAAGATTAAACAAGATAAAAAAGAAGCAAGAAAGCAAATTCAAGATACAGACAAGGTAGAGGCTGAGGACGAGAACGCCACAAAGCAAAAGTCTAAAAGCAAGATTAATTCATATAGGCATCTTGTTTTGATTGCCATGAATCAGACTGGCTTAAACAATATCTTCAAGCTGGTGTCAGATTCACATCAAGGTGACAACTTTTATCGCAAACCCCGTATCGACTACAAGCTTCTCAAAAAATATGGCGATGGCATTATTGCGTCCTCTGCGTGTCTTGGCGGTGTATATGCTAAAGACTATTGGAATAACCGCGATGCAGGCAGAGAAGCTGTTCTGGAGGCTATGAGAGAAACAACACGCCGGATGCAAGATTGCCTGGGCGATCGTTGGTATGGAGAGCTACAATGGAACAATGTGCCTGAGCAGCATGAGCTAAACCAGTATGTTATTGAAATGCATAATGAGTTTGGCATTGAGTTGATCTCTACTGCTGACAGTCACTATCCTAATCCACAGGCTTGGAAAGATCGAGAGCTTTATAAGCGTCTGGGCTGGCTTGGATCAAAGAAGCCAGAGTATGCCAACAACGAGCTGCCTGTTGACGTTGACGAGCTTGGCATGGAATTATATCCTAAAAACGGCGATCAAATGTGGGAGTCTTACAAAAAATATTCTGAGGAGTGTCAATCAGTTTATAATGATGATTTGATTTTGGATTCAATTACCAAGACTCACTGGATTGCCCACGAGCGTGTTGAGGACTTTATGCCGGATGACACTGTTCGTCTGCCTGGCTTTGTTGTCCCTGACGGCGCAGATGCAGCAGAGACTCTCATAAAAGAATCGATCGCAGGTCTGCGCAAGTTTAATCTTCATGAGGACAAAGAATATATTGATAGGCTTAAGCATGAGTTGACAGTGATTAACGAAAGGGGCTTTGGTAAGTATTTCCTTACAATGAAAGCAATTAGCGACACTGCCAATCGACATATGCTGTCTGGTCCCGGCAGAGGTTCCGCTGCTGGCTCTTTGGTGGCTTATGTGTTAGGCATCACTCAGGTTGATCCTATCAAGTACGGTCTACTGTTCAGTCGTTTCTTAAGGTCAGATGCTACTGACTATCCAGACATTGACTATGATGTTAGTGACGCATTTGGTCTCAAGGAGATTCTGGCTAAAGAGTGGGGCGACACAACAGTTGTGCCTATCTCTAATTTTAACACGCTGCAGCTGCGCTCTCTTATCAAAGACATCAGCAAGCTGTATGAGATTCCTTTTTCAGAGGTTAACTCTGTTACAAGCAAGATGGTTAAAGAGGCAACTCCAAAAGCAAAGGCTGACCATGGAATTAAAGCTGGTATGTACGTGCCAACCTTTGAAGAGGTTATGAAATATTCAGAGTCTTTGATTACTTTCATGAAGAAGTATCCTGATGTTAAAACACATGTTGAGGCTCTCGTTGGTCAAGTGCGCTCCACAAGTCGACATGCTGGCGGTGTTGTGATTGGCGAAGACTTAGATAAACATATGCCCTTGATTTGTTCAGGTGGTGTGGTGCAGACGCCATGGTCTGAGGGTCAGAACGTCAGGCACCTAGAGCCTCTAGGCTTCATCAAGTTTGATCTGCTTGGTTTATCAACACTAGAAATGATTGAGGGTGCCATCAGGCACATTCTAAAGCGCAAGCAAGGCATCGATAATCCAACATTCGATCAAGTAAAAGATTATTATGACACCTTTCTGCATCCTGACAGGATCGATCTAAGCGATCAAAAGGTTTATAAAAATATCTTTCACAAGGGTAAGTTTGCCGGTGTCTTCCAGTTTACAAACGCTGGTGCACAAAGGTTCTGTCAGAATGCAAAGCCAAACAATATTATTGATATCTCTGCTATTACATCTATCTACCGTCCAGGTCCGCTATCGGCAAAAGTTGACAGAGATTATGTTAAAGCAAAGAAGAAAAGAAAGTTGACTTTTGTTAACGAAATTGTTGAAGAGATTACAAAAGAGACAGCTGGCTTCCTTATCTTTCAAGAGCAAATCGCTTTGCTAGCTCACAAGCTGGGCAAAGATATTACACTAGAGGAAGGTAACAAGCTGAGAAAACTTTTAACTAAGAAAGGTACAGGCAAAGGCTTTGAAGAGAAAGACAGTATTAAAGATAGATTTATTGAAGGGTGCATTGAAAAGAAGATGGATCAAGTTACTGCTGAGAAAATGTGGCAGAACTTTGAATACTTCTCTGGATATGGCTTCAATAAGTCACACGCTATCGCCTACTCTATCCTTTCGTATCAGTGCGCATGGCTCTTAAATTATCATCCTGAGTGTTGGATGGCTGCTTTCTTAGACAAAGAGCCAGAGGCAAGAAAATCAGCAGCAATCTCACTAGCACAAAAGTATGGATTTTTTATTGAGACCATCAATATTAACACTTCAACAAGAGAGTGGGAGATTGGCGATGATGATCAAACTTTAATTCAGCCGTTTAGTTCAATCAAGGGCTTGGGTGATAAAGCTATTGATCAGATAATTCAAAACAGACCATTTGAAAAAATAGAGGATATCTTATTTAACAAAGATATTGTTCAAGCGAAGCTCAACAAGAGAGCTTTAGATGTTCTGTGCAGGTCTGGTGCTCTAGATACAATCGTCGATGAACGCTTTACTGGCTGCAAGCATTTTTGGATGTCTTGCATACAAGATAGACCAAAGACTGAGAAGAAGCTGGTTGAAAATATTGAGCTTTATTCTCCTGAAGAAGATTTTACAAGAGAGGAAAAGATTGGCTATGTATCTGATTTGACAGGTCAATTTCCTTTTGATCTTGTAATGACAAAGGAGATAAGAGATGCGATAAGCAATCATCGTGTACCTCCGGTGGCTGAGTGGGACAAAGATTTAAAAGTTGCATGGTTTATCCCGCGAGATGTAATTGTTAAGAAAACAAAAAACGGTAAACTTTATTGGATCTTAAAAGTAATTGATGAAACTTCCACAATGACGTCAATCAAATGTTGGGGTGTCTCGGAAACTGACCAGATTTATATTAATAAGCCTTACTTGGCAAAATTAGACTATAGCGAGGACTGGGGCTTCAGCACACGATCTGTTCGTCATACATTTAGGATGCTAGGATAATGGGAAGTTTAAAAAGAAAAATGGCTCGTAAAAGAGCCAAAAGATTAAAAAAAGACATGAAAGACCAACTACTTATGTTTGATAAACTACCAGACAACTGTTTGGCTTGTGAGAAAGAATTTGATAAAAAATCAAAAGAACACGCGATGACATGGAGTGTGGTAGTTAGGGAAGAAGAAAAAGTAGTCAGGCTATATTGCCCAGATTGTTGGGGTATGGCTCGTGACTTAGTTAAGCAGGTGCAAGAAAATGAAGAGACAAAAAAAGACAGTAGCCCTTAGTGGAGGCTTTGATCCACCAAACGCAGCGCATGTTGCTATGATTTTAGACGCAGCCAATATGGGTGACGTGATTATTATTCTTAATAGTGATGAGTGGTGTGCGAGACATCGATGGAATAAAAAGAATTTTATTGACTGGGAGATGAGAAAGAATATATTAATGGAGATCCCTGGAGTTAAAGATGTCATTGCAGTTGATGATAGTGACGACACAGTTTGTGCGGCTCTACAAGAGCTTAAGCCAGATTACTTTGGTAATGGCGGCAACAGAACAGTGCAAAACACCCCAGAGGTTGAGTTGTGTAGAGAGCTTAATATTGGAACTGTTTGGTTTTTAGGCAACACGGTGACAGACCAAGCTTCTCAGATTATTAACGAGGCTGTAAGAAAAGCTCATGGAATTGTATAAGGAGTAAAAATGATTTTAGAGTATACCAAAAGAAAAGATGCGAAAGCACCAGAGCGAGCAAACCCAAGTGATGCCGGCTTGGATGTCTTCTATAATCCAGAAGATCCAAAAGTCGTAAGCTGCAGTATTAAACCAGGAGAGAACATGTTGTTACCAACTGGTCTTAAGTTTGGCATCCCTCATGGTTATATGTTGCAAGTTTGCAATCGTTCAAGCATGGGTGCCAAGCGGTCTCTTGTTGTAGGGGCGCATATCGTAGACAGCGGCTATGACGGAGAGGTGTTCATTGACTTGCACAATATTGGAACAGAAACACAATATATTGATAAAGGTGCAAAGATAGCTCAACTTGTGATGGTGCCAGTTGTGCATTTTAGAGCACGCCAGGTTGATGAAGATTCTTTATACACTGATGACATTAGCATGTCAAATCGAGGTGATGGTTCTTTAGGCAGCACTGATAGCAATCGAACAAATGGTCTTTGCCCTCCTTCGACATTTACTTCAGAGCCAAAAAAGTTTGATAGCATACGTGAGCAGGTTACTGAGAGCTGGATTAGTAGCTGGCTTCCAAATGGGTTTTAAGAGGTTGACATGAAACAAACTTATTCTTTTGATGATGTTCTACTAGTCCCACAATACAGCAGTATTGAATCAAGATCTGAAGTCAGTATGGACTGCAACTTAGGTGAATTTAATTTTAGTTTACCAGTGATCTCTAGTCCGATGGATACTGTTACAGAGGCGGGCATGGTCAAAGCCATGTCTAAAGTCGGGGGGCTTGGTATCATACACAGATATAACAGCATGGAAGAGCAAGCTAGAATTGTTGCTCATGCTCGAATGTCTGGCTGTGAAAATATTGGTGCAGCGATAGGTGTTACCGGTGAATACTTAGATAGAGCCATGTGCCTTGTTGAGGCTGGCGCAAATATTCTCTGTGTCGATGTAGCGCACGGACACCATGCGATGATGCGCTCTGCTTTGGAGCAGTTAAAAAACACGCTGGGCGATAAGACTCATATCATGGCAGGCAATGTTGCAACGCTCGAAGCGTTCGAAGCTTTAGCTGGTTGGGGCGCTGATTCAATCAGGGTAGGTATTGGTGGAGGTTCTATTTGCTCAACAAGAATTGTTACTGGTCACGGTGTACCAACTTTTCAGAGTATATTAGAGTGCGCGCAAACTAGTTATGACACTAAAATCATTGCCGATGGTGGAATTAAAACCAGTGGTGATATTGTAAAAGCTCTGGCTGCAGGCGCTGATTTTGTAATGATTGGGTCCATGCTGTCTGGCACCGAAGAAACTCCTGGCGAGGCTCTAGTGAATGCAAAAGGCGAAAAATACAAAGAATACAGAGGCATGGCTTCAAAAAAAGCGCAAAGAGAGTGGCGTGGCAAAAGCTCCACTCCAGAGGGCGTATCAGCTATGGTGCCTTTTAAAGGACCCGTTAATGATATCCTTCAAGATATCTCTGGTGGTATTCGCTCTGGCTTGTCTTACACAGGGGTACGCTCTTTACAAGAGTTACAAAATAAAAGACGCTTCATTCTACAATCCAGTGCGGCTCAACTTGAAAGTAACACCCATATTCTCTGGAGAAGATAGTGAAGGACCCTACCGTCCCATCCGCAGATAATAGAAAGAAGATCATGTTTTATGATTCTGAAGACAGGCAAAATAAACTGCGCATTAGATGTGATTTTGATGGCATAACACAGTCCCAGTTCTTTCGTATGATGCTTACTGGATACATTGAAAAAGATCCGCTAGTTTATGAATTTTTAAAACAATGCAAAGAAAAATATCAGGGGCAAGGTGTGCAAAAAAGAAATAAGATAGAGCAAATTAAGAAAGCCGCTGATAAAATAACAAAGATGTTTGCTCTCAACGAAGAAGAGAAAGAAGACATATTCGATATTATCGAAACAGAAACAGGAATATAATAATGAGCAAAAGATACAATAGTTTTAATTTACCTCAATTTGGTGCGAGCAAAGGATTAAAAAAATGTGCAAAAGCATGCATGGATTTGGACACAGCTTGTCCTAGTGAAAATTCTGATTGTCGTTTCTGGTTGAATTATGAACCTGATTTAAACTGTGTTTTAATAACAACTCTGGACAACAAAAATTATAGTCTGCGTGAAACGGCAGATCGCTTAGGCATCAGCTTTGTTAGGGTGAAGCAAATAGAAGATAAGGCACTGAAAAAAATAAGTCATTTATTAAAAGATGAAGCTATTTAGAATGTATCTGCGGGATACTCTCAAGGAGTTATAACAAAATGAAGAAGCTTTTAAATGAATCCGAAATCCGTAAATTTATGAAATTTGCAAACATTGGCACTCTCACCGATGGCTTTGTCGAGCGTCTTACTGAGTCTGAGATGGCTGAAGAGAAGCTGGAAGAGCGCGGAATGCCAATGAAAGATGATGATGAAGAAATGAAAGATGACGATGACTTGCGTGAAGGTGAGTCTGTCGATGAAATGCGCGCCATGAAAGATGATGATGAAATGCGCGAAGGCGAGCATGAGGGCGATGAGCCTGCAATGGACGCAATGGACGCAGATGAAGAGCCAGCTCTTGACGACGCCGAAGGCGATGTTGAAGCTGAAGTTAGCGTTGAAGCAGAAGATGTGCAAGCGCTTAAAGTGGCTCGTGATGTAATTGATCAGATCCTTGCAGGCGCTGGCGACATGGACGACATGGGTGACATGGACGATCCTATGGGAGATATGGACCCTATGGACGCACCAGAAGATGAGCTTGAAGAAGCAGACATCTATCTTGAAGAGGATCTTGATGAGGATATCGTGAGCGAGGTTACTCGCAGAGTTGCAGCCCGCCTTTTAGCAGCTCAAAGTGACTAGGCAGAATTTTAAAAGCTAAACACAAGGCAGGGGAGACCCTGCCTTTTTTTTTGGAGTATAAAAAATGAACTTAAGCAGCAAAGAAAAAAAAAGTGATGTAGATAATAAAGAAAAAAACAATAACGACAAAGAAGCTGCTGAGTTAGCTTCTCTAATCAACTTGGCTCTTGAAAAGCCAGAGATGAGGTCGGTCGCTCTTTACGGTGACGTTAATGAAGAGAAAGCCTCTGAGCTAGTTTATGGTCTTTTAGCGTTAAGCAGCAGTGCAGTGCGAAATGTTTTAAGCGACCCAGAGGACGTTGAGTCTGACATAATACAGGTTGTCGATCCAATTGATCTCTATGTTTCAAGCTACGGAGGTCAAGCTACAGAAATGTTCTCTCTGTACGATATTATCCGCAAAGTCAGGGAAGAGACGCCAATTAGAACTTATGGGCTAGGTAAAGTTATGTCCGCTGGTGTGTTGGTGCTGGCATCTGGAACAAGAGGCGAAAGAAGAGTTGGCAAGCATTGCAGGGTCATGATTCATGGAGTTGTCTCAGGACAACAAGGATATCTTGCGGACATTGAAAATGAGTTTGCTGAAACAAAGTTTACACAAAAAATGTATATTAAAGCTTTAGCTGAAGAAACAAACATGACAGAGAAATATATTAAAAATTTAATGGATAAAAAAACTAATGTCTACATTGATGCAGAGGAAGCAGTTAATTTAGGAATTGCTGACATTGTTTTCTAATTACAACTAGGAGTTTATCTATGCATGACAAAGAGTTACAATTTTTAAAAGAGAATTACGTTAACGAACAACAAATCACACTTAGTACAATTTATGAACTAATTGATGAGCAGCTTAGTAGGCTTGATGAAAAGAGCGAATCGCGCTTTAGTATGACCTTTTCACTGCCTGTTCTGTCGCCTACAGAGGCATGGGGTGATCCAAGCTCACAAAGCAGAAGAGAAATCCAAAGAATCTTTGCTGCGATATCGGGCGGTCAAGATCTCCGCGCCAGGATACAAAGTGTTAATTCTTTCTTGGACTTGAAGTTGGCTAAACGAAAAACTTCGCCACAACGAATTATCAGCATGATGATGATTATTGAAGCGCTGCAAGCTACGTTAAATGATTTTAATGAAAGCGCTGCAGGCTTTGTCTTCGAGGGCTTTTTAGCGGCACTAACAGGTGGAAAGCAAATCGCCGGTAAAGTTAAAGGAACCCTGCCAATTGAAGACTTTGTTGCTTTTTCAGAGTTTGGATCTGAGCAGCCAGTCAGCTTAAAACTGCTGAGTGGCAAGACGCCGGTAAAAGGTAGCTTTACAAACCTGGTTGACTTTTTATTGGTTCGAGGCGCGCCTGCGATTAAGTACATGGTGGCTTACAAAAAAGTATCGGGTGACGATGTTGTTGAACAGCTAAACATAATGACCTTTGACGTTACAATAGAAAATTTCGTTAAGTTTATGGAGTCTGTTTCTGGAGGTCTCGACCTGATAAGAACAAGCGGTGGCAAAATGTCGGTTGAAGATGCTTTTGCAAAATACGCAGCAGATGGCGAATCAGCTCTGCCCGATATTGCTGAAACTATTGTAAGCATGTCAGGCTACGATAAGCAAAGAGGCTTGCTCGTGAATTATTTAAAAACTGGAGAACTGCCTAAAGAAAAAACACCAGAGGAGCAAGAGGCTGAGAGAGCAGCACGAACTATTTCCAAAGCCAAAGATTTTAAGAGAACAACCAAAGGCATGAATCTAACTGAATCTATTCACCATGCAATCCTTAACAAAAAATTATGCATGAATGAGGCTTTTCATTTCTTAGAGAAAAGCCATATCAACGATGAACAGTTATTAGCAGAGGCTTCAATAGGCGTCTCTCAGTTTGCTGCTAGCTTGCCACAAATTGAGGGGTTGAAAGATACCATAAATCTTGAATACTATGGGGTGCTTGATTTGTCACAAGGCAACATTGACAAATTAGCTGAAATATACTCAGAAACTTTGGGTGATCAAATTAAATTATTACTCACCAGGACAAAAGACTTAACCGATAATATTAGCGCTTATTTTAGTGAAAAACAGCGCAGCAGAGCCCAAGCAGCAGGTGTTACAGCACAACAAAAAGCAAAAGAGGTCAAGGATGTCTTGGAAGAAGATCCAAGATTTAAAAAATCTGACGTGGAAAGTTAAAATCTAATCTTGATTTAATTTATAATGTGCTTATATTAATCTCAGAGAGGTATATGTGAGTAAACAATACACTGACAACGAAGAGTTGCAAAAAAAGATTTTGTCTGGAGTTAATAAGCTAGCTGATAACGTAGCAGCGACTTTAGGTCCAAAAGGTAGAAATGTTCTGTTAGCTGCCAGCGATGGCAATCCCATGGTTACAAAAGATGGCGTAACTGTTGCAAAGTTTGTTCATCTTGAGGATCCGTTTGAAAATGCAGCTGCACAATTATTAAAGCAAGTTGCATCTGAAACTGCTAATCTGGCAGGCGATGGCACAACAACTTCAACGGTGCTTGCCAGAGAGATCTATGCAAAAAGCCAGAAGTATCTGGCAGCAGGATCATCGCCTATAGAGCTTAAACGAGGCATGGACAAGGCTGTTGACGCCGTTGTAAACAAAATAAAAAACATGTCTAAACCTGTCGAGTCAATGGAAGATATTGAGCATGTGGCTACAATTTCAGCTAACAATGATGAATCTATTGGCAAACTAATATCAAAAGCTGCTGAGCAAGCTGGTCATGATGGCGCTATCACTGTTGAAGAAGCAAAATCATTTGACACTAGCCTAGAGGTTATTGAAGGCTTCAGGTTTGCTTCAGGATATTTTGCACAGGCTTTTGTCAACAACGAACGAAGAAACGCTGTTGAATATGATGACGCACTAGTGTTGGTCACAGACCACAAGATAGACTCAGTGCAGGAACTTTTACCTGTACTTGAGCTGGTAGCCAGGGAGTCAAAGCCTTTTGTTCTGGTTGCTGAGCAAGTTGAAGGACAGGCACTAGCAGCTTTAATTATGAATACTGTAAGAGGCTCAATGAAAGTTTCAGCAGTGAAAGCGCCAGAGTATGGGCAAGAGCGTAGAAACATCATGTCTGACTTGTGCTTGTCTGTTGGTGCTAACTTCATTACTCGTGAGTCAGGCAAGAAGCTGTCTGAGGTTGTGTTGTCTGATTTAGGTGTGTGCAAGAAAGTAGAGATCCTAAAAAACATGACAACTTTCGTTGGTGGTTCGGCTGACTGGGAAAAGATTGAAAAGAAGATTGAATCAATTAAAGCCGAGATCAAGCAAACAGAAGACATGGGCGAATGTCGCAAGTTACAGCACAGGATCACACGTCTTACAAGTGGAGTCGCTGTTATCAAAGTTGGCGCGCCAACTGAAGTAGAGATGATTGAGAAGAAGCATAGAATCGAAGATGCTTTAGAGGCAGTCAAATCTGCACAAGCCGAAGGCACAGTTGCTGGAGGTGGCTCTGCCCTTGTAAGTTGCATGGACTTTGAGATTGATGCTGAGAATGAAGATCAGACACTAGGTGCAAATATCATTCGCTCATCTCTCTCAGCGCCAATCAAGCAAATGTGCAAAAATGCTAATGAAAGCGCTGACTTAATTATTGAAAGAATAATTAATGCAGATGAAAATCATGGCTGGGATTTTAAGAACAACTGCTTGGTCAATATGTACGAAAGCGGTATTATTGATCCAGCCAAAGTTACAAGGGTTGCTTTGCAGAACGCTACGTCCGTCTCTTCTATTCTTGTAACTACAAGTAACGCTATTGTGGAGGTTAAAAAATGAAAGTAAGAGTTTCCTATAATACAGATTTAGAGGATGTTCCAGATATTGTTGATGGCATCCTTGCAAAATGTCGCAGCAATTTAGAATCTAACATTGCTAAAATTAGAATTGATCATTCTGGTCATCAAAAAACTGTAGAAAATTTGGTTGGTATTAGAGACGCAATGGCGCTTGTCGATGAGCAAATACAAGACTGTATTAATCTTTATTCTGGCTGGCACAATGCAGTTAGTCCTGATATAAAACATGAGGTCGAACCACCGGAGCCCGTGCCAGACACGAGAAAAATGCCAGCAGTCGACGAGGAAGATTTTGAACAGCAAATTTAAAATAGGTGATTTGGTGCATGTTCCATCTGAAACTGTACTTTATAAAGCATCTACGTTTGTTAAGCTTAAAAAACCAAGAAAATTGCTCATAGTTGATCAGAAATTAGATGAATATAAGGTTTTTTATGAGGGACAAGAGTGGTCCGTTAGTAGTAGTGACATTTATCAGTAAAAGGAGAAAAAAGTGATTAAATTAAACGAAATTTACAAAACAGCAAAAGGGTATAATCCAAAAAGAGAGAGAGTCGATGTGACCTACGGTTTGAGAGAATTATATGTAAATCCCAGCCACATTGTCCTGGCAAGAGAAAATGAAGAACTTAGACATGCCAATGCCGAGAGTTCTATAATTGATGATTTAAGTCCTGAAGCTAGATTTAGCGAGGTTATAATTTCTTCTCAAGGGCAGTCATCCAGAATTGTTGATGTGGTTGCCTCTCCATCTCAAATCGCACATTTATGCAGGGGTGAATAATGTCTTACATAGTATTCTTAAAAAACAACTGTCCTTATTGTGTGGAGACCATTAATCTTTTAAATAGCAAGGGATTGAATTACCAAACGATCTCTCTTGACCAGGCTCCCGCTAATGTATTAGCCGACATAAAAAGTGCTTATGAATGGAGCACCGTACCAATTGTGTTTTCAAAACAAGGAAAAGAAACAAATCTTATCGGTGGCTATACAGATTTAAAAAAAGAGTTAGCAAGTGAGTAAGAAAGAATCTACAGAAAAATTATACACGTTGCCACGCGATTATGCTGAAGACTTACTAGACGAAGTTAGTGAAGTGATAGAAGTTTGCCTGGAAAACATTGAGCACATTAGGCATGACCAACACACGTTTAAAAAAACTCTCTTATCGCTTATTGTTGATTGTCTGTGGTCTAACTTTTCAATAAAAAAATTAATTAACTTGCATGTCTTGGGTGATCCTGTGCCCTATATAGATGAGGAGACCGGAGAAGAAAGCCTGATGATAACAAGTACGACTTTAAAAAGCCTTCAAGATTTCGTTATTGCTAGACACTTGGCAAACGCAGAGCTATCAAGATATTCAATTTCTGTGAGTATGCATTAATGATAAATAGCAACATAGCTCTAGGGTTCTTGTTTTACACCATAGGGCACATTTTTGCTTGGTATCAATTTAACTCACAATTTGTTTGGTCCTGGGCAAAATCAAATTTGGTCGTTCCAGTGTTTTTGTTTGCTATACCAATGGGTCTGTGCTTTTTGTATGGCACAAAAATACTTGTTGAGGAAACGAGCCAGCTTTGGGCGGCAAGATTTGTTGGCTTTGGCGCATCCTATGCGGTGTTTCCTATTTTAACTTGGTATTACATGAACGAGAGCATGTTTACCTTTAAAACAATCTCCTGTCTTTTTCTAGCTTGTATGATTCTGTACATACAGCTTTTTTTAAAATAATACTTGTCTCTTGATTCGCGGTGCTTATGTTTTATGTGACAGTGCTTTATGGCTGTCGAACATAACTTGCTATAATAGGAGAAAATTGTTATGACTACTTTAACTACTTACAAGCCTGGACTTTTAGGGCGCAGTGTTTTTGATGATATTTTTGATTCAATGTTGGATCTTCCAGCGCTTATGGACCGCACTACACAAGGATATCCTGTCGCTGATATTTATAAAGCCTCAGATGGTTCAACTGTGATGGAGTTCGCTCTCGCCGGCTTCAAAAGAGATAATTTACACGTAGAGATTATCCCAGAAAAAAGAGAGATCCATGTTAGCGCAGACTCCCATGGAGATGAAGAGAGGGATAATTTTAAATCGCGACGTATAGCGCGCCGAGCCTTCCATAAGACTTTTGTTAACTATGATGGTGACCTAGATTTATCAAAGGCAGAAGCTAAATATAACGATGGTCTATTGCGGATTAATTTACCCCTAAAGCCTGAGGCTGACAGTATTAAGCTGAGTATTGGGTAACAAATAAATCTCTTTGACCTTCCGAAGGTATATTTATTTTAGGAGGGTCAAAGAGTGTTTCAGTACGTTACTGATATGCAGCAACTTAATAAACCTTGCAAACCCTGTAAAACTTTGCACGATGGTCTACAATTGGGTCAAAGATTACTTCATGTGCTTGAGCGCTCTAACGATGGAGTTGGCTTGGCAGCAAATCAAATTGGCATCGATTCAAGAGTCTGTGTTGTAAAAGTCACAAAGCCAATCATATTGATCAATCCAGAGATAATCGGCAAGTTTGGTAAAAGTTTCTTTCAAGAAGGTTGTCTTTCATTTAAAGGTGACTATGTTCTAACAGAGAGATGGACAGACATTGTAGTAAAAGCAGACAACCACAAAAACAACTTGTTCTTTTCATTTAAGAACAACGCATTAGAGTGTGTTTGTGTGCAGCATGAGATTGACCATTTAAATGGTATTACAATGTTTGACAGAGCCGTAGACAAGGAGAAATTAAATGGCTAGAGTTAACGAAAACACTAAAACATCAACAAGCAACAAGAAAACTAATCAAGGCAATGGTATGTTTTCAAAGAAAAACTGTGCAGGTGGAGAAACTTTTATCGATGGTCATCGCTCTGGAAGCCCACCAAGCCGTTCCCGTCGTCGAAAGAAAACCTATCGAGGACAAGGCAGATGACAAAGGAAATGGAGCAGCCGTATATACAATTGCCCATACCGAACTATTTACCTATGGAAAAACCGGAATTCCTTGAGCCCAAAGATAAGGATAAGCACGATCGCCAAGAAGACTCCGATGAAAATCCAAGAGTAATTATTATTGATATCTAGGAGATAACTATGAGAGTTTACGTTCCCAACAAACAAGAGGACGTTATAACTGAAGTATTGAAAGATCTTTATTTATTAAAGCAAAGCATTGAACATGCTGCCTCGACGTCAGAAGCAAGAGCTGCAGCAGTTGACAAGATTAGAGACAAACTTAAAGAATTACTTCAAAAAGAAGAGGTGTAAGTTGTACAAGATTAATCATGTACGTCATGGCTGCTATGAAGTTCTCTTAGAAACTAAGAGCAAGACTTTATATTTAACAAACTTTCGTAACAAGAAAGCAGTTGAGGCTTTCATTAAGCAGCATAAGAAAGGAAAGGTTCAGATAGACTGGGACACAGGGATACCTACCCCAGACTTTAAGTAATGCGTGATAGCTCAGTTGGTAGAGCAGGTGGCTGTTAACCACCGGGTCGCAGGTTCGAGCCCTGCTCACGCAGTTTATTATCTTCAAAAAAGGAGTTTATTATGAAGATGTTAATGACAATGCTAGTGATGTCGCTAGCGCTTGTAGGATGTGGCGATTCAGATGACCCTGTTGCTCCAGTGCAGGAGGAAGAGGTAGTGTCTGATGTCGTTGAGTCTGACGCAGAAGTTTCTGATTCTGATGTTGACTCTGCTGACGATGTTTCTATGTTAGATGCAGAGGAAGACGCAGCCGAGGAGGTTGAAGAAGCAGCTGCAGAAGAGGCAGAAGAAGAAGCCGAGGAGGAAGAGGAAGCAGCAATGGATGGAGACCCCACTCGCTTTGGCGGTGAGAACTTTTCATCACAGTTTGTTCCAGCTTCTCAGATCCCATAAGATCACGGGCGCTTAGCGCCCAACTTTTGGCTGAGTGGTGGAATTGGCATACACAACAGACTTAAAATCTGTCGCCCAATTGGGCTTGCGGGTTCGAGTCCCGCCTCAGCTACCAAACATGGTCCCATCGTCTAGCGGTTAGGATGTCGCCCTTTCACGGCGAAGACAGGGGTTCGATTCCCCTTGGGACTACACGCACGGAGGAAAAAATGAAGTACGTTTTTATTATCGCAGTTATCATTGGTTTATCAGGATGCCGAGTTGCTTATCCGTCCATTGGTGTGAAGGCTCCTAAATGGAAGAAGTGTGTTACTGTGCACCAATGTTACGGTGGTAATCACAACTGCCGTAAGATAGTGACTTGCTACCGTGGATAAGACACGGGCTCTTAGCTCAGTTGGTTAGAGCCCCCCGCTCATAACGGGGTAGTCCTCGGTTCGAGTCCGAGAGAGCCCACCAAACACTACTTACTATGAAATATGTTAAATTCCTACCAAGCTCTGAAACTAGACGCATCCTTTAGACCAATAGCAATTGTATCATCAACAGAAGCTCTAGTTTCTCATCTTCTAGGAAAAGTAACAATATTAGAGACTTACGACAGAGAGATTAGATCACCTTCTGAATCATTCTTTCTGCCGTCTGTAATCGCTCTCAAGAATAAGATTGTTAAGCAGACAAGCTCATTCACATGTACAACAAAAAATTTAAGGATAAGAGACGATGGTGTCTGTCAGTACTGTCGTTGCCATATCCCACCAGGCAAAGAAACAATTGACCACGTTGTACCAAAATGCCAAGGTGGCAAAAAAGAATGGACAAACGTTGTCCTTTGCTGCCACAAATGCAATCAAAAGAAAGGTTCAAAAAGCTTGGAACAATCTGGGTTTAGATTATTAAACAAGCCCAAGCCACTTGACTATACAACCTATTTAAAGAAAGTTACCATCCAAACAGATGTTTGGCGTTTATATTTAAAGTTTTGATACTATATTAATAACTGGAGGAGTTATGTATAATTTAGGCTATGCTTGTGTCAATATGGAATTGTCTTATCCGAAAGAGTGGGGCAACAAACCCAGGGGCACTGAGCGAATTACAACCAATCGCACGATGATTCGCAAGACATTTGACGCCAAGGGCTTGCCTTACGCTAGCCAACTTACGCTGCAGAACGTGTTGGATCTTGAGAAGATCATCCAGTGGAACGAGGACCATGATATTAAATTCTATCGCATGTCCTCTGAAATGTTCCCATGGGCTAGTGAATATCAGTTTGAGCAGCTGCCTGACTTTGAAGCTATTGCAGCTTCTTTGCAGCGCTCAGGCGAGCTGGCTCGTAAGTATGGTCAGCGCTTGACATATCACCCAGGACCTTTCAACAAGCTGACCTCTCCGAAGGAACACGTTGTAGCTAACACAGTTAAAGACTTGGAGATTCACGGCAGGATCATGGACTTGTTAGGTATGCCTCGCACTCCATACGCCAAGATTAATATCCATGTTGGCGCACATTACAACAACAAGCCAATGGCAATTGACAACTTCTGTCGCAACTTTCATCGCTTGTCAGACGCAGTTAAGACTCGCCTGACAGTTGAGAATGACGACAAAGCTAGTCTCTACTCGACTAAAGAGTTGCATGATGAGATATACAAACGAATTGGCATCCCCGTTGTATTTGATTACCACCACCACAAGTTCTGCACTGGCGGTCAAGATGAGGAGGAGGCTTTGCTTACTGCTTGTGTGACCTGGGATGATGTTCGCCCTGTTGTGCACTTCTCACAATCCCGTGCAGTTGAGCACAACAATCCAAAGATTAAAGCAAACGCACACTCTGATTCATATTGGGAAAAAATAAATCTTTACAATCTAGATTTAGATATTATGTTGGAGTGTAAGCACAAAGAGATTGGGCTTTACAAAATGCGCGAACTTATGGAGGCAGCATGAAGTACAGTAGAATGTTGAAAAGGAACTTTGGATTTGGAGATACTGAAAAGACATCTAACGCAATGTTGGCAACTTTGATACTTTCAGGTTGGGCAGTATCGCTTATCGTTTACCTAATCACAACTTGATTAACTGCCTCCTTAGCTCAGCTGGCTAGAGCAGCTGATTTGTAATCAGCAGGTCCACGGTTCGAGTCCGTGAGGAGGCTCCATTTATGCGCCCGTAGCTCAGATGGATAGAGCATCGGTCTTCTAAACCGAGGGTCACAGGTTCGAATCCTGTCGGGCGCGCCAAACGAGATTTATTATGAATGATAAAGTATATTACGATGAGAGCTGCTACGTTTGCTCCTTAGAAATAAATGCAGTGCGAAAGCGAGGCGAAGCGTGTGGCATAGAATTTGTTGACATCAGTCATCCTGAATTTAACAAGGAAGGCGATTTTGAGACAGAAATGGTGGGAGAGTTTGATGGCGAGCCTACCATTGGTGCCGATACGTTTCGTCTTATGTATGAAAAAATGGGCTTTAAAACATCCGTTGCACTCACAAGACTACCAATATTAAAACAGCTTTTTAACTCTGGGTATTGGATTTTTGCACATTGTATTAGACCATATTTGCCAAGAAAAAAAGAGATTCAGAATGATTAGCAAAGATTATTTTAAAAAGTGGAATCCGAATGTAGATTATCGTCAGAATCCTCACCTCTACAATATCGGTAGAGGTCAGCAAGGCGTCTTGATATGCGAGCCATACAAATCCGAGATATGTGCTCACTGGCGTTTTAAGACTGTCCCTGAAGCAAAAGTCAGTAGCCAAAAAATACTGGAAATGTTTTATACTTTTGTAAAGCAGGGTGATTTTGTCGGCGCAGATATGGCAAAGAAGTTTTTGCATATGGGCTTCACCAGAGCCAGACGCTATGCCAACCATCGTGACGGTAAAAAATACGCAGACGATGGGACAATTATACCACAAGAACCTGACGCGCTGACTTGCGAAAAAGCAGATAGCGCAAGAGTTTTTTATGCTTGCTGGAAAGAGGCAAGAGAGAACAGGCATTATTTGCAAATGAAAAAACAACACAAGGAGTTGGAAAATGAAAGATAATCTATATTACAAAGCAGCAATTGCACAGTTCCAAGCGAAAGCAGATGAAGCGCGCGCCGTATTAGATACGTTTCTTAATAGCGCTGTTGGCATTGGCGACCATTCAAATATTTTGAATGAAATTACACACTGGACAAAGGTCTTATGTGAAGCCGAGGAGTGCATCGAAACTCTTGAAGTTTACGCTGGCGAGCAAGATGGGTAAAAATAAATTAATTGAAGAGATTGAGTTGATTGTTTTGTCTGAGGCATTAGATACGTTTTCAGAACACAACGTAAAGTATAAGTTCTACAAATATAACTCTGACATAAAGATGATTTTTGTCAGGCAAGATGAAAAATCGCCCAGGCAGCTTAACTTTAGTCATGTTAAAAAATTACAAGATGAGTTGAAAAAAATCAACGAAAGATTCCTGGTGGGCATTTTCTATACCCAAGACCCAAAAGGGAAGCTTACATAAAGCTAAGAAGAGGATTAGACACTATTTAGTATTATGAAGCTCCTATTTGAAAGTTGGCGAAAGTATTTGGGTGAGGCTAGAACTTTAAGTGATTATAATGTTGACGGCTCTATGAGAGTTTATCATTACGCTCGAAGCGAGGATAACACTTTAGTTTTAGATCCGAACTATTTTTTAAAAAGTAGATCTTCTCACTCTCGCAGAGACTATGCCATGTCATCCTTGCCGAGAGTTTTCTTTTATACAAACCTTGATCACGCAGAGAACATAGTTAAGTCTGGTAGGACACTGTACACTGCTTTTGTCGACACTAATGACATCTATGATTTAACTACAGACGAACAAGGAGTAAAAGACAAGGCGCAACCTTACCCAGGTGTCCGCACAATAGACTTTGATAAGCTGCTAAGAGGCATAGAGTCTGGTGAGCTGGTTGATGGCAGGGCTTACGATGGTGTTTTTTACACATCCGGTGATATGGACGTATTAGTTTATTTTAAGCCAATAGAAGTTGAAAAGTTTAATTCAGATAATGTACAATCAGAAGACTAAAAGGAGTTCAAATGAAAGTCAACAGTATTGTTTTTAATGAATATCATGGCATCCGTCGCTATGGTGTTGTTAGGGAAGTGCAAACAAAGCAAGACGGCTGGAAGTACGCAAAAGTCGCTTGGGTCAATGACGACCGATACGAGCGCGCAATGCACAAACTAGATGAGCTAAGGAACAACCAAAATTATCTAGTCGAGTACAGGACTGACCAATTAAAGCAGATTGATGCAGCGGCTGAGCAAAAAGCCATTGATATGTGCCTAATTATGTCGCAGTCCGATGTAAACGAAGGAGACCAAGGAGATGGACACGTTAATCAAAAATTGGAGAAATTATAAGCAAAATATAATAAACGAAGGCGGATTTTCTCGCATCCGTCAGATTATGCTTGGTCAAGTACCAACGATTGATCAAGTTGGCATTTTAACAGCAGAGAATCCTGATGGGCTACCGGCTACATCTCAAGAAAATAAACAGTCAATGCGCCGGCTCAAGGGTATTCTTGCGAGCATGAAAGCCGGCTACACTGATATTGATGGTTCTTTTGGCAGTCCAGAAAAATCCGTTTTTATTATGAACATCTCTCGCGATGATGTTACGCGACTTGGGCAAGAGTTTGGTCAAGAAGCTGTCATCTGGGGTCAAAAGATGCGGGATGATGATGACAATCCTTATTTTCGCTTCGAGTATATTGAGGGTCAAGATACAATCCAAACAAGAGACGTAAGTTTAGGCGGGCAAGAGATAGAGGATAGACCAGATTTTTATTCTCAGAAGGGTAGTAGAAAATTTGTTATACCCTTCTTCGATGATGACCACGGTGGGTCGAAACCGGCAGAGGGAGGCAGAAGAATATCTTTTGCTGAAAGTGAACTCCCTGAAGATGGCTCTGCAGCAAGGCTGGTTGAGTCGATTAAAAAACGAAATAGTTTTTTATTTCAACAAGATAGAACAGAAAAATCTAAATGGCATCACAGGAACATAATGAAAACGGAGATGGAAAAATTAAGCAGGCTGACAGAAAAATAAAGGTCGGCGACTTGGTTAAACCCAAGACAATCATGAATGACGATAACTTTGTTAATTTTGACGACATTGGTATCGTCGTGCACAAGAAAGGTAAGGTGTGCATCGTCAACTTCCCGTCTGCAAAACAAACTTTAAGTTTTTTAGAGTCGACCCTAATTTTGGTTAGCTCACAAAAAGAATAAGAGCTATTTATTATATGAAAGAGTTCCGTCCAAGCTTAGAATGGTTTATACTTGACATTGTTCTTTTGGTTATTATGGTGTCAGTATACCACATGTGTTACTAATTATTATGTATTTACCACTCACAGGTTTTAAAGAACGTAAGAAAGAGGACGCATGGAATAGAATGAAAATTGACTCTGGTGGCGGAGCAGCATCACCTTTAGCAACAAAACAGGCACAAGAAGCAAGCAAGGTGCAAGATCACAATCTTGTACAGGATAGAAACAACAATGGTGTGCCTGATTTTCTAGAGGAAGACCAGGGTCAAGGAAATTCATCCAGGCACAAAATGTCGCACACCTCTGATAATATGAGCACAAATGACTTTGTTTCTTTGCACAATGACATGATTGACAGCGTTAAAGACATTGCTGCCCTTCGAGTACTTGAGAAAACTTTGGAAGCCATTAATAAAATCATGGAAGATTAAAGTTTTTTACTCACGCATGTGTGTTGTTATGTTGTATGCAGGATGATGAGTTATTATCTCAATGTTGGCGATCTTTTAATAACAGAGGGTCGCGTCGGAGTGATCACTAAAATCAGAGTGAAGACAATACAGTATTACACATGCACGAATGGTCCCGGCGCATACTTTGATGAAAACAAAGAGAATGTTTACCGCTACATAGACAAGGGCGAGTGTATTCATCATCCTGGCAAAACAAAATATCGCAAACGAAGGAGCAAAAAATATGATTGTTGATGTAGTTGTAGGACTCCAACACGGGGATGAGGCTAAGGGAAAAATTACCCACCAGTTGTGTAAAAATTATGATTATGATTACGTACTGAGGTTTAATGGTGGGGGCAATGCAGGTCACACGATCTATCACCATGGTAAAAAGTTTATTACTCACTATATCCCCGCAGGTGTGTTTCATGGAATCAAAAGTATTATTGGCAATGGCTGCGTTATCAATCCAAAGCACCTCATGGAGGAGATGAGAGATTTAGCATATGCGGGCATTGATACAAAAAATCTTGTACGTATCGCCAGCAATTGTCATGTGATCACCGATGAACATCTTGAAGAGGATGGACGCGACACAAGAATTGGCACAACAAAGCGAGGCACTGGACCGGCGTACAGAGACAAGTATAGTCGCGACGGTCTTCGCGCAAAAGATGTGCCAGAATTAGAAGATTATGTCATCGACCTCTATGAGACCTTGCACAAAGACAGAGACACAAAGATTCTATGCGAAGGTGCGCAAGGTTTTGAGTTGGATATTGATTGGGGTGATTATCCTTACGTTACATCCAGCCATACTACAGTTGCCTCTGCCCTGCTGAATGGCATTCCTCCACAAGCCATTCGCAATGTATGGGGCGTTGCCAAGGTCTATGACACTTATGTTGGCACAAAGAATTTTGAACCAGAAGGCGTTGCGTTCCCAAGGCTTAGGGATATCGGTGAAGAGTATGGTGCAACCACCGGACGTCCACGGCAATGCAATTGGTTGAACCTAGACAGCTTAATCAAGTCGCTGGCTATCAATGGCGTGACTCAAGTTGTGTTTAACAAAACTGATGTATTACAAGAACTTGGAGAGTTCAAGCTTATCTATAACAACAAAGTTCAAGAATTTTCTTCACTGAAGCAAATGTGTGACTATATTGAAGTCAGAATCCCATCGCCTGTGCGAGCAAGAATCAAACGTATTCTTTACTCTGGCGATAAACACGGAATGGATATAGCAGCATGAAGCAAGCAGCAGTTTTGATTGTAATTCTTTTAATGGTTTCAACTACTTCCACGCTAAGAAAGCATTGCTATCGCGATGCTGGCAACAATTTCAACTGGACTTGTATCAATTATCAATTGACTGCTTGACCATCATTTTATTGTTACTATAATACTTACATAAGACGCTATCACTGGAGGAACCGATGGCTTGGAAATACGATAAGAACGGTAAGGCAAAGCGATCTGTGCGTTGTGGTTTTTGTGGCGAGATTGGTCACAACCGTGCGTCCTGCCCTAAGTATAAAGAAAAGAAGGCAAAATCTCTAGAATATCACGAGCAAATGGCTCAAGACGAAACAATCCAGCAGCACATGCGGGACTATCATGCAGAGCAAGCTCGCATATGCGCTCGTATCATTGCACGTGACAGCAAGACAAGGAAAGGCAAAGAGCGTCGCTGTGGCTTTTGCGGTGACTTTGGGCATACTCGACGCACGTGTCAAAAGCGCAAGGACATGGTTAAAGATGAGACTGACAAGGCAATTAGGTTTCGTAAGCACCTTCGAGATCAATTCATCCAACGTGGCATTGGACCCGGTGCTTTAGTCGAAGTCGATGCATCCAACGCAGTGGCTTGGGGTAGAGAGGATGAGTTCAGATCTGTGCTGGCTATTGTCACAGATGTTTCTCTTCGATCCGTCAACTCGCGTCATTCCCCAAACCCAAATCAATATTGGTTTGATCAAACACCTATCTGCTTAGAGGTTTCGTACATTAAGCCTGTGCCAATGCGCTGGTCAGATGATTCAAAGAATGACTGGATCCGAATCAGTCATGACATGTGCAACTTTGACAGCCTAGATCTAGAGGGAGTTCAATTCTCTTCGCAGTATGGCAACTGGCTGACCAATGTCGTTAACCCAGTTGAGGTGTCAGAAGACATTCTTCCTGAACAAGATATTGATTTTGATCATGTTTCTGATTTCATTTTGGATGCAATTGTTGATCCAAAATAATTTCTTTACTACTTAACATGGGTATCTATACTTTAAAAGAATTGGCGAGCCACAGTGTTTGGCGGGTTAGGGTGGGCAATGAATCGCGATGAAGTCAAAGCGAAAGTTCTTCAGTATTTAACTGAGGTTATTGAAAAGCCGAGGCAAGAGTTTGGTGGTATGCCAGTCTGTCCTTTTGCAAAAAAAGAAAGAAAAGCGGGCAAGTTGTTAATCGATGTCTTTGACAGCGACGTTGACAGTATAGCCGTAAAGTTCCAAGAGTTTGCAGAATCTGACTATGACAGCGCTCTCTTTGCCCAGTTATCGAATGAGCCTTTGGGCGAAGAAGAAACAAGAAAATACCAGGCTTTTTTAAACAAGCTGCTCAAGTTTATTGGCTTGAAGCATTTGAAAACAATCTGTTTTAATCCAAACTTCTCCCTGGACATTAATGGCTTTAATCCACGATCACAAGCTCCTTTCTTTTTAATCAATGTAGCTGACCGCAAGGAGCTGGCAGAAGCGCACAATTCTATTCTAAAGACAACATACTTCGACAACATGAGCGACGAGTATCTAAAATATTTAAAAGTTAAAGAATAGTTGTTTACTTTTAGCGTCGTAGTTGTTATGTTCTGATTGTCACAGAAACATGGAGGTCATCGTGGCAGTTTGCACAGAGTGTTATGAAGAGTATTCTGATAAGCGCAAGGCGCTAGGCTATAACACCTGCTTGGAATGTGGAGACATTGCAGCTTCAAAACAAGCGCTCCACAAAGCCAAGTGCATTGCTCCAGCTTACAACAAAGGCGCTTACATGTACGTCTCAAGCAGCACGATGGCTAAGGACTTAGGACGATGAACCGTATCGCCAGCGTGTTGCTAGGTTTGACGCTTATGCTTGGTACTGTTAAGCACATTCACTCAGACACAATAACTGTGGCTTACAAGCACCATGGTAAGACCAAGCACTCAAAAGTTTCACGTATTCTGTCTGCTTGTTCTCCGGCAGTTGGCGATCCTGTTTTGTTCATTAAGGACTACAAAGTCGTTGCTTGCGAGGTAATCCAGTGATATCACGTATATTTATTATGTGAAGATAGGAGACCTAGTATCGCTCAGACCTGAATATCAAACAGAAGATGAGTTTTACTATGGCTTCGGCGTTATTACATTAATAGAGGACTATGGTCCATCAGGTGTCTGGATGTGTGTGCAGTGGAACAGAGAAGACATCTGGCATCGTCCAGGCGATCTTAAAATAGAAAGCGAGGCAAAATGAAGAAAGGCGACAAGTTGATAGTCACCAGAAAAAATGACATCACACAAAGCTACATCCCATGGGGCAGCACTTGTGAATATCTAGCATCGTTTGATAGGTATGTCTGTGTGTTATATCAGCACAAAGAATACTTAATAAATAAGGATTTACTGGAAGAGGCTGCACATGAAAACGGGTGATGAGGTTGAGCATCTAGAGAAGCCTGAATGGGGCACTGGCAAAGTGATTCGTTTTTACGCTTATCAAAGCACTGTGCTTGTTGATTTCAGCAAGCGGGATAATCTAACCTACTGTGATTACACATGTTTGGAGAAAAAATGAGCCCTGGAGATTTAGTAAAAAATACTCATGCACTGAGTCGCTTTCTCAACCAGCTTGGGATTATTATCGAAACTGAGGACACTAGTTATGGGACGTGCAACATGCGCGTCATGTATCCTGATGGCACCACATTGTGGGACTCGCCTCGCTGGCTGGAGAAAGTTGAGTGAAGATTGGCGATCTGGTAAAAACAACTGGTGAAAGCCTTAACATGGTTGGTATTATTGTTAAAATCGACCGCAGTTATTGGTCAGACCGTTGGCGGTATTGGGTTGAGATATCTGACCGAGTATCCGGTCCTTATCCATTCCTAGACACTCAAATTGAGGTTATCAATGAAAGTAGGTGATTTAGTTGCGCGCCGTATTAATTATGGCATAGATAAGGGCTCTGGCTTGATTATAGCAGCCAGGGAAGATATATCTGCCCGATACTACAAAATACATTGGTCTTTAGACCAAGAATTCACGCAATGGTACGAATCATGCGAATTGAGGTTGTTAAGTGAAAGTAGGTGATATTGTTATGCAAACTGAGCTGCCTGACTACCTTGGACTGATTACAGGCATGTCAGAGGTCACAGGTCGCGAAGGCTGGACAGTTAATTTTATGCACGTTAGGTGGATTAATAAACTGTATGAAGTTGAGAAGATACCAGAATGGAGGCTTGAAGTTGTTAGCCCTGCTTTACTTTAATTTCTGTGCGGCTATGTTGTACTGGCAGCGAGTCAGAAGTTTTTTACTCGTACACACGCAAAAGTTTTTTACTGATGCACGACGCGCATCTATATATAAAAAGGGGATTTAATGAACGAGACACGTCGTAAAATTACTGAACTTGCCCATGCCTTGTATTACCTAGCTGATGAGCTTGTTTCAGAACCAACAAAACAGAACGCTGACAAGATTACTGATAAGGTTGAGAAAGCTCTTGACACTTACGCAGAGCCAACAAAGCAGGCGTCATTCTCATTTGACGATGATTTTTCTTATGATAAAGAAAGGTTCATGGCTAAGTGAATCTGCGCGATGCCAAAAGGTTGCAGCCTGGAGCCATTGTTCGACGAGCGTGGAATCCAGATGGTAAAGCTCAAGGCATTGTGTTAGCTAAAGTTCACGTCAAAGAAGAGCATGTAGCACTTTTATTAGGCGGCAAGAAGAAAGAGCGCTGGGACGTAACAGTCCACTGGCTGCATGACCCTCCAGGGGTTTGGGACACAAAATCTCTTTATTTCCGAAAGGATGTGCATGTGCAAACACACCAGAATTGGGAGATAATGGTGGTACAGCATGTCTGAGTGGTTTTTTATTATTTCGAGGGAAAAAAATGAACAAAAACGAGAAGTTAGCCTTGATAATAGAGACCACAATATTTTTTATTTCAATGGTAGCTTTCCTTCTGATAGCTTCGTTCCTATAATTAATGCGAACCCAGGTAACGGAGGACACCATGGGACGGTACCAAACTCAGAGCCGCAAGTCAAACCCTGAGCTTATTGAGAACATCGAGCGTGTTGCAGCGCGCGGCGTTAAGACTTTGACTGATTGGGAGCGCGGGTTCCTTGAGTCGCTCCTTGATGCTGCAAAAAAATGGGGACGCTTGACTGAGAGGCAGCAAGATGTTTTCAAGCGCATCGAGAAGAACAGCGACCCTGCTGCCATAACTGCCCGTAATAATTGGATTAGTAGCTACGATGATGCCAAGCGCAAAAAGGCAATCTTTGCTGCTGAGTATTACAAAGCCAACCCGCCCTACTACGGCGACGCCGCAGATAGAATCCTTAATGATTCCGAGTACATACTGCCAGAGAAGCTCTACCGCAAGATGGTTGAAAACAAGTATGTCACCCGCGCCTTCGAGAATGTTGAAGCACCAGCCCTCTACCCTGCTGGTTCGCTTGCAACTGTGCGAAATAATAGCACAACTGCACAGTTTCGCCGCTTGTACCCTCTCCGAGATAAAAATGTTCTGGTTATTTCAATCGATGAACATACGCTGAACTCCACTAAGGGCTCGAAAAAATACACTGTTTTACCAGTAGGTGCAACAGAGACTATCAAAGTTGAAGAGCGCTTCCTAAAAAAATGTAAGAAAAGTTGACTCAGTTGTTTACTAACATGCATCCGTTCTTATATTTACTACGTAACCAAATGACCTACGAGGTTTATCATGGCAGTTGATTTTCAAACATTCGTTTCCATCGCTCCCCACGTCTTGCGAGTTCGCAAGCCACTGATGCTTCGTGGTCGCCACGGCATTGGCAAGTCTGAGCTTGTCTATCAGATTGCTGAGGACATGGGGCTACCTGTCGTCGAGCGACGGGCTTCTCAAATGACTGAAGGCGACCTAGTGGGTCTGCCCAACACGGATGGCGCGGTCACTTCTTTCTGCGCTCCTGACTGGCTGGCGGATGCCTGCTCACGTCCAGTGCTGCTCTTCCTCGATGAGGTCGACCGCGCCATCCCAGAGGTTCGCCAAGGCATCTTCGAGTTGACTGACTCGCGCAAGATCTTTGGCAACTACCTTCACTCAGACACTGTTGTGGTCGCTGCTGTTAACGGTGGTGAGCATGGCTCGCAATACCAAGTCGGCGAGATGGATCCAGCAGAGCTTGACCGCTGGACTGTCTTCGATGTCGAGCCGTCCGCTGAGGACTGGCTGACCTGGGCTAAGACCAACGTCGTCGATGTTGTCTGGGATTTTATTAATCAAAATCGCTCGCACCTTGAGCATGGGCAAGACTTTGAGCCCAACAAAGTTTACCCTTCCCGTCGTTCTTGGAAGCGCCTTAATGATTGCTTGGTCTCAGCTTGCATGGTTGAAGAGCACAACCCTGCTGTCTACCACTTGTCCTGTGGGTTCGTTGGCTTCGAGGCTGCTGTTGCTTTCAACGACTTCTTCAAGAATTACGAGCGACAGGTCACTGTTGAGATGATCCTCGACGAGGGTAAGATTGAAAAGACTAATGATTTCAGCTTGAACGACCACTGTGCTCTCATCGAGAAGATGGACGCAAGCGAAGTATTCAGCGCTGAGTTGACCGAGGCACAATGTGTCAACCTGGCAAACTACTTCGTCTCTCTGCCCTCCGAGGCAGTGATGAAGCTATGGCAAGCGCTCGGACGGGGGGACACCTCCAACGTGACAGCTTTCCACAAAACCAAGGCAGACAACGGTGAGACTGTCTCTGGTAAATTGGTTAAGATTCTCACCGGTAAATAATGATATTATGAGGTTCAACTAGCGTTGTAAGAATATTCAACATGATGCGTTTTTGCCTGCTTTATCGCGATAAACCAAAACAGGATAGGTTGACCACCACCGAGAAAAGTGATCCCTCGCTAGTTTTTTTATTTACTACACAATAGCTGTTCCTATATTTAGTACGTACCCAGATGAATGGAGGACGACATGTCCGATTTCAATCTTAACGATCATGTGTTTCGGCTCCTTCAAAACGAGCCTTTCTTTGCTGCACTCTCACGTCGCATCGACAAGCGCCCTGGCAACGTGCCAACCGCTGGTGTCACTGTGACTGAGGATGGACACTTTGAGATGGTCTACAACGCAGAGTTTTTCGAGAGTCTGACAGACAATCAGCGCACAGGCGTTCTCATTCATGAGTTTTACCACCTCATCTTTGAGCATGTCACAGGTCGACTGCCAGATGAGCTTCAAGGTCTCATGGGCAAGCGCCTTGCTGTTCCACCAGAAAAAGCTCAACTGTTTAAGCTTTGGAACATCGCAGCAGATCTCTCCATTAACTTTCACATTGGCGCAAAAAATCTGCCAGAAGGCTGCTGCATCCCAGGTGGCAAACACTTTGAAGATCTGCCAGGGGACATGACCACTGAGTGGTATTTTGAGCAGATTAAGCAGAAAATGGAGGAACAAAAAAATGATAGCGGCTCTGACGATGACGGAGAGTCTGGTGGCGATAGCGGTGGGTCTGATTCCGACTCTAATTCAGGTGGCTTTGATCCCAATAATTGTGGGCAGTTTGACGACCACGGACAGTGGGGACAAGGTGGAGAAGTAGACCCAGCAGAGCAGGCTGCAATGGACATTGCAAAAGAGCGTCTCAAGGATGCACTCAAAGACGCAGCACAAGAGGCTGCTGACCGTTCTTGGGGCTCTGTGTCGCAATCTTGCCGCAAGGAAATTCTGGACAGGCTAGCATCTAAGGTCGACTGGCGCAAGGTGCTTCGCTACTTTGTCAAGACTTCTCAGCGCGCAGACAAGCGCAGCACCCCCAAGCGCCTGAACCGTCGTTACGCTTATGTTCACCCAGGGCGTAAAGTTAAGCGCACCGCCAACATCGCGGTCAGCATTGACCAGTCAGGCTCTGTGTCTGACTCTATGCTCGCGGCGTTCTACGCTGAGTTGAACAAACTTGCAGACATCGCGACTTTCACGGTTGTCCCATTCGACACTGAGGTTGCTAAGGATGAGGTTTTTGTTTGGAAGAAAGGTCAAAGTCACCCACAAAAGCGCTACATGCACGGTGGGACTTGCTTTGACGCCCCCACCCGATATGTCAACACTGGCAAGTTCGATGGTCATATTGTCCTCACTGATATGATGGCTCCAAAGCCTAAGCCAAGCAAGTGTCAGCGCATGTGGATGACCACAACCGAGATGGCGAAGCGCCCTTACTTCAAAACAACAGAGCGCATCATTGCAATCGATGA